TCGCAACGTCGATTTTGACAAGGGCAGGGCGCTCTATCTCGAATCTCTCAGGGAGGTCGCATGAAAATCCAAGTCACAAACGTCACCGTTTTCTATGGACGGTCACGTCAGCCTGCAAAATACGAGTCAGCCGACGCGAAGATCGAGTTCTCGGCCTCCATCAGCGAGGGCGTCAATCCCGATCAGGACCATATCGTCGCCGCCACGAAGTTGCTTGGCGAGGCGAAGACCATCGTCCTTACCGAACTTGGCCTTGTCGAAGTCGGTCAGAGCGCCAGCGCGGTTGTGATCGCTGAGCAAAATGCAAGCGGCACTTCGGCTGCGAAACCTGCGACCACTCGCAAGAAGAAAGACGACGCCCCGGCCACTGGCCAAGCCATCAGTACGGGCGAGGCCCGTATTGACCCGGCGCAGGCTGCACTCGGCATCCCCGATGGTTCGGCTCCGGTCGTTGCCGCAGTGAACGACATCGACGGCGGCAGTAAGGCCCCCGCGAAGCCCGCAGCGCCGCCGCAAGTGGCGACCGCAGCCCAGGCAACCGGTGCGCCCACGGCTGAGGAACTGACGGCCTACGTCTCGGCGCTCGTCCGCGAGAAGAAGCTGGACTCGCCGACCGTGAAGGCCATCAGCCGGAGCTTCGGCGCGGAGAAGATCGCACAGATTGATCCGGCCAAGCTCGGGCAGTACAAAGCGGAGATCGACGCGAAGGTGAAAGAGTTCGCGGCGGCGTCGGACATCTAGGGCGGAGGGGCCTGCGGGCGGGGCACGGCGAAAGCTACAAACCCCGCCCGTTCTTTTCAATCAGCAGGAGTCGTGGAAAATGACTGCTATCAATCTTCCGGTTCACTCGCGCCTGGGGCCTTCGGGTTCCTACCGGTGGCTCAACTGCGTTGGGAGCCCAAACCTTATTGCGAAGCTCGGCCTCACCGAGGAAGACGGCGAGTCGGAGGAAGCGGCGCTCGGCACGGTGCTGCACAACATCACGGCTGAATGCCTGCTCAAGGACATGGAGCCGTGGGAGTTCTCGGGCCGCACGTACAAGCAGGCCAAGTGGGAGTTCCTCATCACCGAGGCCCACACTCCGCTCATCGAGAAGAATCTGAACTTCGTGCGCGACCTGTTCGCTCAGTACGAACCGATGGGCGCGATCCTTCATGTTGAGACGCGCGTCAAGAGCGAGCTTGACCCGGAAGCCTATGGCACGGCGGACATCCGTATCGAAGTGCCGGGCGTCTGCATCATCATTCTCGACTTCAAGTACGGCATGGTGCGCGTCGATCCCGATGACTCTCAGTTGAAAGAGTACGGGTACATGAGCTATGAAATGCGCTCGCCGCAGATGCGCGGCGCAGGCGAGCCACGCATCATCGAACTCATCATTGCGCAGCCTCGCTTGCCGAACCCGCGCGATCATTTTCGCAAAGCGAAGTTCACGCCCAAGGAACTGGAGGACTGGTTCGTCGGCGTTGTTGTCCCGGCGATGCGCGCTACGCGCGATCCGAACGCGCCGCTCTGCATGGGTGAGTGGTGCAAGTTCTGCCCTGCGAACACGACGGCGAAGTGCCCGGCGATCTTCAACGAGATCAAAACCCTGCCGGTGGCCGCTCACCCGTCCTCGTTCACGAACGAGCAAATCGGCAAGATGAAAAGCCTTAAGCCGATTTTCGACAAGTTCTTCATGGGCCTGGACGGCGAGGCGATGACTCGGATGCGCGACCGGCAGGAATATATCCCCGGCTGGAAGCTCGTCCACAAACTCGGCAATCGAGTCTGGAAGGACAAGGTGGAGATCGACGACGGCAAGGGCGGGCGCATCATCCTGACAAAGGAGGAGTACGCAGCCAAGCACGTCGGCGACAAGGCCTACGAGCCCGCGAAGCTCAAGAGCCCGGCTCAGATCGAGAAGCTCCCCGGCGGCAATTCCATGACCTCGCTGTTCGCGTTCAAGCCGGATACCGGCATCACCCTTGCGCCGGACGACGACACGCGCGAGCCCGCCGTGGGCTTGATGCAGCGCGCCGACGCAGCGACAGCCGCCGACATGGCAGCCGCCGTAGTCGCCGATACGGTGTTCTGATGACCCTATTCGAATACTTCAACACGGTGACGATGAGCCAGAGCGACTGGAGCGCGTTCTTCATCACGACCTGGGTTTTCCTCCTCATCAGCGCCATGAGGACGTTCAAGTAGGTCTTGACAATCGTCTGCGCGCGGAGTATGGTGCGCGCTCATCGAAGTCAGTTAATCAAGGAGATCAGTTATGGCAAACCATAGTCGCGTTGTGCTTACTCCCGAATTTCGCATGTCCTACCCGTCTCTCATCGAGTCTCGTGAGACGACCGACGACCGGGGCGTAAAAACCGGCAAGTGGGTCTACTCGGTCGAGGGCATGTTCACCGAAGAATCCCTCGTCAAGTTCAAGGTCCTCCGCAACAACGTGCTCGTTGACGTGGACATTCAGCAGCTTCTCCGCGAGTTGGCCGTCGAAGCATGGCCGGAACTGGGCGCACCCGCAATCGCCGGGCAGCCGAGTCCTCTCGCGGCGGCGTTCGCCGGGGTCGCGTTCAAAGGCTGGCCGCTCAAGCGCGGTGACGTGAAGGCCGAGGCGCGTGCGGCGAAGGAGAAGGACGGGAGCCACTACAAGGGCCTTCGTCTCATGCAGATGAAGTCCAACGTGACCGACAAAGTGCAGCCTCCCGCGCTGTCCTATGTCGGCCCCGACAAGAAGATCAAGGCAGTCAATCGCCTTGTCCCTTCTGACATGCAAGCCGCGAAGCAACTGTTCGTCGGCGGCAACTACGCCGTGGCCGAACTGAACATCCGGGCCAGCATCGTGAGTGGTATGCGCTATCTGACGCCCTATCTCAACTCGATCCGCTACACGCGGGAGGGCGCGAAGTTCGGCGCGCAGGGCGGTGCCCTCATGTCCCGGTTCGACGGCGTGGTGGGCGGCGAGGCGGACCACGATCCGACCGCCGGTATGGACCAAGAGATTCCCTTCTGAGTTCCACGACTCGCGGATGGGAATGAGGTGAGAGACGCGGGACACAGCTTCCGGGTCATGCTCTGCCGGTGAGACCACACCGCAGCGCGTCAATCGCCGAAGCGATCATTCGGGGGTACATGCAAGATGCTCGGCAGACTGCCACAGGTCACGAGCTAAAGTGTGGACAGACTTGCATGTGGCCCCGAATGGTCGTTCAGTTTAACAACAGGAGGAAAGCATGAGCGAAGTGAATAACACAGGCGGCGTCTATCGCGCCACGCGCGCAGAGGTCTACGCGGCTCTCGACACGGAGCGCACCTATCAGGATCGCGGCCTCGGCAACGCGAAGCGGCACGAAGGCCGTCCCGCAATGCAGCCGGGCGAACTCATCCTTTGCATGGAGAAGGTCCTGGCCGACGCCCGCACGGCATGGTATCGACCGGACGGCGGCGTTGCGTGCCTCGATGACATCCGCAAGGTGACGGCGCTCGGCGTCCAGGCTATGGAGCTTCACGGCGCACCGCAGCGCGTGCTGCCGCAGTAATACGTCCGTCGTCGGAGTCGCTCTCGGGCGGCGTGATGGACAGGGAGCCTGGGGTGGTAGCATCCTACTCCCGCATGTTTTCAGTTAGGGACTGCCATCCTATGTGCCGAAAGGCGTATGAGAGTCCGTGGGCGGGAATGGTGGCTCACCCGTGTCCGTTGAAGCGGTAGCAGACAGAACGAGTCAGAGCCGGGACGACAGCAGACCGCGCCGGTACTTTATTTGGGTTGACAGGTTGCGAAGGATAATGTATAGAGGCGGCTCATGCTGCCTAGAAGGTCCGTGCAATGTTTCAGGCTTTGACCCCGACGAGCTTCATCCCAGCCCCCGCCGTCTAACCACGGCGGCAGTGTCAGGGAGTAGCTTAGCTTGGTCAAAGTTCCGGTCTCGGACACCGGATACGCGGGTTCGAATCCCGCCTCCCTGACACTGCCGCTGAGGTCGCATGGTAGATTTTGCAGCAAATCCCGCCCGGCAGACCGCGCTTCGCAATTCGAAACGCATCATCCTCGACTTCGAAATCCGCTGCGTCCTCAATCTGAAAGAGGTCGGCGCGGTTCGTTTCTGCCAGGACCCGTCCGCTCGCATCCTCGTGCTCAAATACAAGGAGCGCGGCGCGGGCAAGCCTATGCACACTTGGCGTCCGCGTCTCGGCGAACCATTCCCGGATCAACTGCGCAAGTACGTCGAGGAGGGCTGGACCTTCGAGGCGCACAACGCGGGATTCGAAAAAGCCGTATGGCGCTACATGATCGAGGAACAGTACAGCGTTAAGATGCCGGAGCACTGGACCGACACACAGGCGTCGTGCGCCTACCGTTCCATTCCGCTCGATCTCGACAAAGCCGGTCGCGCGCTCGGGCTCTCGATCCTCAAGGACAAGCGCGGCAAGTTCCTCATCTCGAAGCTGTGCGTGCCGCAGAAAATCAAGAAGCTCACGAAGGCGGAGATCAAGGCGGGCATTCCGCAGAAGGTCTGGCCGAACTGGTGCGACGACGAATTGTTGATGGCGGAACTCGACGCCTACTGCGAGCAAGACGTGCTCGCGGAGGAAGCGCTGGGTGACGCAATCCGCGATTTGCCGTCAGACGAATACGAGGTCTGGTGCCTCGACGCACTAATCAATCAGCGCGGCGTCTACATCGACATCGAAGCCGTGATGGCCGCTGACGTGATCCGCAAAGCCGTCGAGGTGAACCTGCTTCGCGAATTGAAGGAGATCACTGGCGACAAGGAGATGACCGCCGACACGCGCGACCGTCTCAAGGATTGGTGCGAGACTCAGGGTGTCTATCTCTCGGACCTCACGGCTGACACCGTGAAGGACATGCTCGATCCCAAGAAAAAGGATCGCATCAGTCCCGTCGTGCGCCGTGTGCTCGAAATCCGCCAAGCACTCGGCAAGACAAGCATCGCAAAGATCGAAAAGTTCATCTCGATGCGCTGCATTGATGGGCGCATTCGTGGGCTCCTCATGTACCACGGCGCAGGCACGGGCCGGTGGGCCGGTCGTGGTATCCAGCCACAGAACTTCCCGCGCGGCGACGAAAGCGGCGTGCTCATTCCTCCGTTCCTTAAGGACCGCAAAGGCGCAGGCGCGATTGGAATGGAAATTCTTATCGACGCCATCAAAACATCTGACTGGGAATGGGTAGAAAACATCTACGGAGACGTGTACAACGCGCTGGCCTCGGCGCTGCGCGGCTTCATCGTACCGGAGCCGGGTTTCGAGTTCTTCGTCTCCGACTTCTCCGCCATCGAAGCGCGCGTGCTCGCGTGGGTCGCGGGCGAACAGTGGAAGCTCGACGCCTTCGCGGGTATCGACCGCAAGGAAGGCTACAAAGGCTCCGAGGACATCTACCTCGCCACGGCCTCAACGGTGTTCGGCTATCCGTGTCTCACAAAGAAAACGCATCATAAAGAACGCCAGACCGGCAAGACGTGCGAACTCGCGTTCGGCTACCAGGGTGGTGTTGGCGCGTGGCGCAAATTCGATGACAGCGACAAGTGGACAGACGCGGAGGTCGATGACCACAAGAAGTCGTGGCGCGCTGGCCACCCGAACATCGTACGCTTCTGGTACCAGATCGAGGACACGGCCATCGCCGCTGTGCTCACCGGCAAGGCGCAGAGTTATCGCGGCATCACCTTCGCCGTGGTTAACAGCACGGTTGGAAATTGGCTCGCTTGCCGCTTGCCAAACGGCAGGTGTTTGTGGTACTACAACCCTGAAGTCGTAGAGGACGGGAACTGGAACGGGAAGCCGAAGTACGTTCTGTACTACGACGGCAAGGACAACAAGCGTGGCGGTGCCTGGGGCCGCATCTCGACTTACGGCGGGATGCTCACCGAAAACATCGTGCAGGCTATCTCGCGCGACCTCATGGTCGAGGCGATGTTCCGGGTCGAAGCTGCGGGCTATCCCATCGTCCTCACCGTGCATGACGAAATTGTTTGCGAGCGTAAGATCGGGACAGGCGGCGACATGAAGGAGTTCAATCGCTTGATGTCCATCGTTCCGACTTGGTGCCCTGGAATGGTGATCGGAGTTGCCGGATGGTTCGGCACTCGCTATCGGAAGGACTGACAATGAACGCGGAGAAGAACAGGAACCTGCCGGTGTGGAAACTCACCGACAAGGAAATCATCGCCGAGTTGCAGAAGCGCGCGGACCAACAGGTCACTCTCGACGCGCTCATCAAACTGCGGCGCATGTTTCAGATCAGCGCGGAGAAAGCACAGGACCTCGCGCCCGGCCTGCATGTAGCGCTCGGCCTCCTTGACATGCACGCCATGAACTACGGCGGCGCAGCGCGGGAGATCGACGTGACCGGCCTGCTGCGCGAAGCTCGCAGCATCAACAAGGACGCTATCGTCGTCACGGTCGAACGGGACTTCGCATCCGACACAGAGATGCCGAAGCCTCGTCACCCCGGACGGCGCAGTCGAACCAGGGTTCGCGACGAGAACAGCAAATCTGGCCGAGTGCGCGCTTTCATCGTCAATGAGTTCATCCGGGGAGCGCCGGGAGATTTCACCATGCAGAGCATCCTGCCTAATTTCCCAGGCATGGGATACCAGACCGTGTACGCTGCCGTGAACCAGTTGGAACTGGACGGCGTGTTGGCAAAAACCGGTCGCGGTGTTTGGAAGGCCGCAGCATGAACTTCTCCATAGAGCCGTATGTCCTCGGCGGCGATCCGGGGAAGACTGGCGCAATCGTTGGCGTCAGCCGACAGGGCCTCCGCATTCTGCGCACGCCGCACATGAAATCGGCGAAGGGACGCGGCGAGGAAATTCTTTACGGCCAGATGTGGAACGAGTTCAAGCGGCTGTTCATCGAATGGCCCGGCTCGCGTCCGCGTCACGCATTCATCGAGCGTGTGCAGGCGATGCCGCAACAGGGCGGCTCATCCATGTTCAAGTTCGGCTACAGCGCCGGGTTCATGCGCGGCCTGATTGTCGCGGCGCAGATTCCGCTCGATATGGTGGAGCCCGCTGCTTGGAAGAAAACTGCGCGCCTGCCGAACAAGTCCGACAAGGAAGTCTGTATTCCACGCGCCTGCGAACTCTGGCCGAATCAGGTTGAGGAGCTTACGCCGAAGCGCGGGCACTGGACGAAGGAGGAGTGCAAAGGGGTATGCGATGCAGCGCTTATCGGGTACCATGGCCTTTCGCTTCTCGGGCTGCTGAACGACAAGCCGGTTGACAACGAGTTCGACTTCTGAGGGAGCCTCTCTATGGTCATGCGCCCCATCTATACGCCTAAGCAGTTCCTCAAACTCTACAAGAAGTACGGCAGCGTCAAGGCCATCGCACGCGGCGAGGGCAAGCAGTACAGCGCCGTCCACTCCTCGTACCATCTCGCGGTGGCCGAGGGCGTCATGGAGCCGTTGCCGATGGGGCGCAAGCGCAGGGACCAGATCGACGCTACGATCAAGCCGGTGGTCGAAGGTCGCGTGAAGGCTCTTAGCTCGGTCACCTTGCCATTGCGCAAGCGCGGCGTGACTCGCTTCCTGTTCACGTCGGCGCAGAACAACACTCCTATGCACGAGGGCCTGTGGACCAACATCCACGCGCTCATGGCGCACTACGACGCGAAGCTGTACGTCAGCCGGTTCGCCTACATCAAGAACGGCCTTGGCGCACGCGGCGACAAGAAGGCTTGGTTCGCAGCGAAGTCGGCGACGAAGAAAGCTGCGCGCCCCGAGAATTTCAAAAGCGTTCAAGACCTGTGGTGGGACGACCGCTTGACTCCGTACCTGCTGGACGAGCGCGCCGAGGTTGCGCCCGGCCTTGTGTTCTGCGGCGAGATGAACATCCTGCCGACGAAGGCGAAGCCGCTCTCCGGCTATCAGGTGTACACGGGCCGCAAGTCCGGCATCTTTCCGCACGTCAAGATCGCGATGGAGTCCGTCGCCACGATGCGGGACCAAGCGACGAAGTTCAACTATACGACCGGCACGCTCACGATGCGCAATTACATCCAGCGTGACGCGGGGCTCAAGGCCGAGTTCCATCACTGCTATGGCGCGCTCCTCGTTGAGGTGGACCAAGACGGAAGCTGGTGGTGCCGCCAGATCAACGGCGATAGCGATGGAACGATCTACGATCTCGATGTCTGCGTGAAGGACGGCATTGTCACGACCGGCAATCGCATCGAAGCGTTCAATCCTGGAGACACGCACGCATACAGCATCGACCCCGTGGTCAAGGAAGTGACGTGGGGCGAGGGCGGACTCGTAGACGTGCTGCGCCCGCGTCATCAGTTCCACCACGACCTCCTCGACTTCTTCACACGGACGCACCATAACATCAAGAGCAATTTCAAGCAGTACCTTCGCCACATTCTCGGCAGGGAAGACGTGCTCAAGGAGTTGAAGGTGACGGCGGCGGTGCTCCTCTGCACGCTGCGCCCGTGGATGATTACACACATCGTTGACGCGAATCATGACCGCCACATCGGCCAGTGGCTCGAACAGCAGGACGGTCGCCGCGATCCGGTCAACGCGCGCTTCTGGTCAAAGCTCAACGACGCCACGCATGAGTACATTGACGAGCGCAAGGAGGAGCCGAATCACTTCCAGCTTGCGCTCAGCCTCGCGGAGCCGGGGTTCGAGAAGCGGAACAAGATCGACTTCATTCCGGCGGACAGTTCGTACATCATCTGCGAGGACGCGGGTGGCGGCATCGAATGCGGTCTGCACGGCGACCGGGGCGCTAACGGCGCGCGGGGCTCCATCGTGGCGCTCGCGAAGATGGGCCGCAAGGCGAACATCGGGCACAGCCACAGTGCCGGGATCAACGACGGCATCTATCAGTCGGGCACGTCCTCGCTCCTCAAGCTCGAATACAATCACGGGGCATCATCGTGGTCGCACTCGCACATCATCACCTACGCGAACGGCAAGCGCGCCATTATCACGATCTGGCAGGGTAAATGGCGGGCATAGGGATTTCGCTTGACACATGACGCAAGCCGTGTCAGTATGCGCGAAATCTTGAGGGGTCCGGGATGTTGGAACTGATTGGTATCATCGGCGGCGCTCTGTTCGCCGCAGGCTGCATCCCGATGGCCTGGAGCACCTGGAAGCTCGGCAAGGATGTTGGCACCCCGCTCGTGACTCAGTGGCTTCTGTTCCTCGCGTGCATTCTCTACTCCATCTTCCTGTTCGGTACCTTCGGCTGGGGCTACATCGCCTTCTGGTTCCTCGCCATCGAAGTCGTATGCTGGGGCATTGCGCTCTGGTACCACTACTTCCCGCGCGTTGAAGTTTGGAGGCCTTGATGTTTCACTGCAAACACAAGAGCACGCGAGGGATCGGGCTCGGCTACGCGCTGTGCAATGACTGCGGTGGCTGGTTGCCGGACGTTCTATTCCCGCGCAGCGCCAGCAATCCCGGCGGCTATCCAGGGCTGTGGGAGCGAATCAAAATGCGCCACTCCGAGTGGTGCCAGAGATCGCAGAGGGCGCACGATCTCCGCGCGACCCGCGCCGGGCGTGCTCGGTGGGATGAATGTGGACCTTGCGCGCCGCAATGCCACGCCGAATGCGACGGAGTTTGCTCTGCCGCCTATCGTGCTACCGGAGAGTTGATCTGATGCCTTACGTGAAGCCCGAGTTGCGCACCGCGCTGGAGTTCATCAACCCGATGCCGTCGAATGCCGGGGAGTTGAACTACGCGATCTCGCACCTTCTGCACCGCTACGTCATGGAGACGAAGAAGGGTGTGAGCTATGCGAACGTGAATGAAGTCATGGGCGTCATGCTGTGCGCCGGGCTGGAGTTCTATCGCACCGTGGTCGCCCCCTACGAAAACGTGAAAGCGGCTGAGAACGGCTACGTTTCAGAACTGGACAAGACCTTCTTCGAGTCTCTAGGCGCGGCCCGCCCGGCTGTGGCCTACGATCCGGACCTCTACATCGAGCGCCTGGAGAAGACCATTGCGGGGCTCCTGGCCATGCAGAAACCCGCCAAACAACCGGCCACCAGAGCCCCTAGGAAGGCCCGTGGAGCCCCGGAAACCCAGGCCGTGCCTGGGCAGGCGGCTCAGGCTGAACCCGCCAAACAACCGGCCACGGGGGCTCCCCTGAAGCCTGGAGAAACCAGGGTGCTGACGGGTCCGATCCCCGGCGACATCCCGGCTGGCAAGGAGGTCACGAAGGCACCCGTCAAGGCCCCTCCGGTGGGACACAAGCCACCGCCTCCCGGCCCCAACGCAACCCCCGGCGAACGGGCGCTCTACGCCATGTCCGAAGGAGACGATGATGAGTTCTGACGAATACGATCTCGACAGCTACGACCCCGGCAAGTGCGACGGCCCTGGCCGCTTCACTGGCTATCCCGGCGTCCGCATGAACCCCGCCGACGTGGGGAAGATGGGCGAGCAATTCAACCCGGCGGAGATCAAGCCGTTGGTCGTGATCGAGAGCCCCTACGCGGGCGACATCGAACGCAACCTCGCCTATGTGCGCGCCGCAATCCGCGACAGCATCATGCGCGGCGAAGCGCCGGTTGCCAGCCATGCGCTCTACACGCAGCCCGGTGTTCTTCTGGACAACATTCCGGCGGAACGCGAGCTTGGTATGGGCATCGGCTGGCACATCATGCGCCGGGCGAGCCTCGTGGCCGTCTACATCGACCTCGGCTGGTCGAGCGGCATGAAGCGTGGTGTCGATGCGGCCACGCTCGCCGGTAAGAACATCGTGCAGCGTACTCTCGGTCCGCCGGGGACGTGGCTTGAGAATTACGAGGCCGGGCGTCCGGCACCGGACTTTGCCGTCATCAAGAAGGGACTCTGATATGCAAGGCTACAGCATCGTGTTCGTGCCGCTCTCATGGGCTAAGGGTCGGTGGGACATCCGCGACAAAACCCTTTGGGCGCTCGGTCCTTTCCGGTTCGCCGTTCATCGCAATTTGAAACCCTGGAAAGCGGAGTAAACCATGTATCCGAACAAGACCATCTATCTTGCCGGGCCGATCACGGGCTGTGATTACAACAGCGCCCGCTACGGCTGGCGCAAGGACTTCGCCGACATCCTTTTCCAAATTCAGTTCGAGCGCGTGGGCGCGAACCCGTGGCTGCATTGCTTCTCGCCGATGCGCGAGAAGGAGTTTCTGGAAAAGGATCAGTGCATCTCCGGCACCGCCGATTACGAGTCGCTCCACGGCTTCGGTACACCGCACGGCATTCTGACGCGCGATCACAACGACGTGCGCAATTGCGATGCGATGATCGCGTGCTTCCTCGGCGCGAAGCGGGTGTCCGTTGGGACCTGCGTCGAGTTCGGCTTCGCACACGCCTACCGCAAGCCGCTCATCATGGTGATGGAGGATGCGCGCAGTATCGCGGTCGAGCCCCATCCGATTGACGGGCCGGGCTCCACGATCATCAAGAACCCGCACGATCACGTTTTCCTCCGCGCCTGCGCCGGTTACGTCGTGCCGACGCTCAAGCACGCGGCGGAGATCGCCTACTCACTTCTCACACCGGGCATGTGAAAATGGATACGAGCGCACAAGCACACGAAGCCATTGAAGGTAGCGGTCGTGCTGATACACTTCGACGTGAGATCGAGCGCCTTTTGCAGAAGGGGTCGTACACAGTTCATGAGGCGGCAGCCCTTCTCAAGGAGCCTGTGCCAGCTATCCAACCGAGATTTTCTGAGCTTCGCAAGGAGGGCCTCATCCGAGACAGCGGGCTTCGCCGCACGAACGCCAGCGGCAAAAGCGCAGCGGTGTGGGAACAGGTTATCTGATGGGCTACGACATTCCGGAAGACCACAGCAGTTCGCGTCCCGCAGGGACTTACGCGGTGCCCCGCACCAACGCTGAGCGCGGAGCCCTGTCGCGGGCACGGAAACAGGAAGTCCTCGCGCTCAAGAAGTCGAAGGCGTTCTACAAGGCGCTGCACAAGGGAGGGAAGGGTGATGCAGATTGAACAGGTCTATGGCTTGACCGGTCGCGAGACCAAGGAGCAAATCGCGGCCATCGAGGCTGCTGAGTTCAAGGAGCATGGCCCGGACGCGCTGGACCGCTTCAAGCGTTCGCGCCGCGTGCTCTACACCTACGCCTTCAGGGCTCGCAATGCGTTCGATCTGGAGGAGTTCATGCGCTGGTATGGGCTGTTCATCGACTACAGCGGCGAGATTCGCAACCCGTCCGTAACCGGCAACGCGGGAGACGACCGCATCCTGCTGGCCGGTTTCGGTATCGCGGGCGAGTTCGGTGAGGCTGATGATGTCCTCAAGAAGGTCTACTTCCATGACCACGCGAGGAAGGACACGATGAATCCAGAGCGCCGCGACAAATTGGTTCTTGAACTCGGCGACGGTTTCTGGTATGCGTTCAACTTGATGCGGGAGTTGGGCATCGACTTCCGCGAAGTCCTCCAGAAGAACATGAACAAACTCACTTACGATCCGAGGACGAAGTAGATGGTTGGACCAAATCATTCGGGGGAACCCGCATTGACGAAGGACGAACTGGACGAACTTCGTCGCCGCGCCAATAACGAGACGGCCACGGGGGACCGCAAGCCGTCGAACCCGAAAGACGCGGTGGGGATGCGCAAGGCGCGTTGGTTCTCCATCCTGCCGCTGCGCGTGCTCGTCAACGTCGGCATCGCCATGCTCGAAGGCGCGCTCAAGTACGGGCGGCACAACTACCGCATCGCGGGCATCCGCGCGTCGGTCTATATCGACGCCGTGGTCTGCGGCCACCTCATGCCGTGGCAGGAGGGCGAGGACATCGACCCGGACTCCGGCCTGAACCATATCGACAAGGCCATCGCGTCCCTCATGGTGCTCCGTGACGGAATGCTCGAAGGCAACTGGGAGGACGACCGCGCGCCGAGCGCCAAGGACTTCGACAAGCTGATGGCGGAAGCGCACCTCAAAGTGCAGGCGCTCCTCGACAAGTATCCGCCGGAGGTGCGCAAGGCCGCGTTCACGATCCACGATACCGTCTGGAAACAGCGGGCAGCAGACGCTCGCGCAAAGTTGGGAACCGAACACTTGCAAGAAGGCAACGTGTTCTAACAGGAGGGTAGCATGGCAAAGTCAGGTTTCGCCGCAGGGCAATTGCAGTCCATTGTCGAGCGCATTGAAAAGCTCGAAGAGGAGAAGAAGGCGCTCTCAGCCGACATCCGTGAAGTCTATGCGGAGGCGAAGGGCCACGGCTTCGACACGAAGATTCTGCGTCAGGTCGTTCGTCTGCGCGCTCTCGACAGGGCCGAGCGCCAGGAACAGGAAGCGGTCCTCGACCTCTATCTCTCCGCGCTCGGAATGCGGAGCTAGCCGTGGGCAATCCGGCTTCGCCGCTTATCAGTGACTACAACGGGGGCACGGCTCATCCGGACAGTCCTCTCGGCAAAGCCATCCGCGAAGCCGAGCAAGAGCTTGCCGAGGAGACCCATAAGGCCCGCGTTGCAGTCGTGAAGGAGCGCATTCGCGCACGGAGAGCACGCCCATGGTGGAAGCGCGTGCTGCCGTTCACAATCCAAATCCACTGGAACTGAAAGGAAGGTGTAGCATGAGCATTCTTGGGGACATCAAGCAAGTCGAGAAGGACGCTCTCGACGAGATTCGCGCCGAAGCCGTCAAGGCCGCGAAGACGAAGATCAAGGCGTCGTTGGAGACCATCGCGAAGGCGGAAGCCGTCCTCGCGCAGGCTCGGCGTGCTCACGAAGTTCTCCTCGCCACCATCGGCGCGGAGTAGGCGCATGTACGGTGATGGTTACTCCGGCCCACGTATCATGGGGCAGCCTATCGCTCTTGAGTGGGCGGGCTGGAGTACCAACACTTTGCGCTTGCAACAGTACGGCTGGGAGATCAGCGCGCACCAAGACCCTTCGATGCGCGAGATGGGGATCGCAATCCGCCATCGGCAGCATCAAGTTGAAGGGCTCACTCGGATCGAGGAGTGGGACTACCAGCGTATGAGATTCGAGGAGCGCCACGACATCAAACTCCCTATCAATCTCGCGCACCGGCTGCACCTTCAACTGCCGTGGAGCTTGCCGGGTGGGCCGATGGACTGGCGCGCTGTGGACGCTCGCCCCCATGTCGTGTCGTACTGCGGCGAACCGATGCCGAAGGGCTTCGAGGACCTGTTCCACTTCCGGCCCGCGTTCGAAGCGCCGCGCCAGATCATCCTGCCGCACGACGAGAGCATCGACGAGTTGCTGGACAAGATCATGAAGAAGCAGGAAGGCGCGAAGCAGGCCTACTTCGAGGAGAAGGTTCGGCGCGAGCACAACGCGGGGCCGGTGCCGACACTGCACGCGCAGATTCTCAGCTTCCCGCAGAGGAGCGCCGCATGAGTAGCAGCAAGCGCCGCCGCAGGGAGTTCGAAGACATGATACTGGGAGAGTTAGGCCGCGCCAGCGTAATCGAGTTCAAGTTCAAGATGCGCGGCGAGCATCCCTCGGTCGAGTTCGTCCTGCCGAATGGCCGGTCGCGATTCCATGTGTATCCCGGCACGCCAGCCGGAGACCCTCGGAGCCTACTGAACAACAGGTCCAACCTACGCCGGATCATAAGAGAAGGAATGCAGTGATGGCCAATCCCGAGTTTGTGAAGCTGCGCGAGACGAAGGACCAACGCCTCGGACATCTCGTCGAGGAGTTCGGAGAGGTGCTGTCGGCCATCGGCAAGATCATGTCGTTCGGCTACGACAGCGTGAACCCACTGCTGCCGGTCGAGCAACAGGAGACCAACATCGACTGGCTCCTGCGCGAGCTAGACGACGCGGAACTTGCGATCCGCAGGCTGCGCGAGAAGATCGCTAGAGAACAACGGGCTTCATTGATTGTCGCCGAGATCGCGCACAGCAACGGAGGACTGCCGGTATGACGAGCATCGGATGGATCGGAGTTGACCTAGACGGTACTCTAGCGCACTACACCGAATGGAAAGGTTCGAAGCACGTCGGCCCTCCGATCCCTGCCATGGTCGAGCGCGTAAAGCGTTGGATCGCTGAGGGCCATGAGGTTCGCATTTTCACGGCGCGTATCGCTGAGTCTAATCCGCGCGTTGCGGCAGCCGGACAATGCGCGATCACAAATGCAATCCACGAGTGGTGCGACGAGCATATCGGTATGCGGCTCAAGGTGACGAACATCAAGGACTTTGCAATGATCGAACTGTGGGACGACCGCGCCGTTGCAGTCGAGCCGAACACAGGCGTCATGCTCAATCCATCGCGGCGGGGACTCGCATGAAACTCACCATCGTGCTCTGGCTCGCGGTCGCCTTCATGGCTGGCAATGTCGTAGGGGTTCAGTCGTACAACAACGGCTATACGAACGGCTACGACGATGGCCGCAGTGACCGGCTCTGCCCGGCAGCACCGGGCGAGATGGTTATCCCAACGCCGCCGTACTGGAGAGAATCATGAAGGAACCAATGCTCGCGTTCAACGAGACGGTCGATCTCAGCGCGCTGCCGTATCCGCTCCTCGCATCCACCAAGATGGACGGGATGCGCGGCGTGATAACGCCTCACGGACCGCGCACACGCTCGATGAAGCGCTTCACCACACTGCACGTCGAGAAGCTGCTGAGCACGCTCCCGGCGGGTCTGGACGGTGAGATCGGAGTCGTCGGCAGCAACGGGGCAGTGGATTTCCGCGCGACCGTGAGCAAGCTCCGGAAGGCTGATGCGGTAGTGGACTTCAAGTTCTTCGTGTTCGACAAATACGATCATCCGGGATCGTTCGAGGAGAGGCATTTGCATTTGTCCAATCTGTTTCTCCTGAATCTGCTGCCGGACTGGGCGGTGCTCGTCGAACAGTACGTCGTCCACAGCGCCGCCGAGGTGAAGACCCTGTTCGAGAAGGCCGTTGCGAGCGGCCACGAAGGGCTCATCCTGCGCCGCGCCGACGCGCCGTACAAGTTCGGGCGCTCCACGCTCAAGGAAGCGGGAATGCTGAAAGTGAAGCCTTGGGAGAACACCGAGGCTATGATTATCGGCATGACCGAGGAGATGAAGAACAACAACGAGGCCACGCGCGACGAGCGCGGCAAGGCGAAGCGGTCGAGCGCAAAGGCGGGCAAGACCGGCAAGGGCCGCATGGGCACGCTCATCCTCAGCGATCTGACACGGTGGCCGCGACCATTCGAATGCGGCACCGGCTTCACCGCGTATGACCGCGAGGAGATGTGGAACGACCGCGAGAACATCATCATGAAGATGTACGCGCGCATCAAATTCATTGACGTGGGAGGCTACGACGTTCCGCGCTCGTGCGTGTTCGACGGCCTCCGACCGGCGGAGGACATGGGGCTGTGAAGAACTACCTTAAATTCGAGTTCAAGTCCAACAGCCCGTCCGGCAAAACCAAGATTTGGGAAGTGTGGGGCGGCGGGCATGTGCTAGGCGAGATTCGCTGGCACCCCGGCTGGCGCAAATACGGGTTCTTCCCGGCACCGAACACGCTGTTCGAGGAGGACTGTCTGTTCGAGATCGCAACAGTGCTGAAAGCCGAAACGACGTTCCACAAGGAGGGCGTATGAGCATCTTTCAGGACGAGAACATCCGGGCTCTGGCTAGGCACACCATTTCTGTCGAGAGCGATCAATGGACCATCCAGGGACTCGGGATGCTGCGGCTCCCACTCGGCAACGGCTACCGCCTGCACATTTGGGACGACCGCTTCCGGTGGGTGAACGACGCGCGCCATCACAGCCACCCGTGGAGCTTCAAGTCCGGGATCATCTCCGGCGAGCTTTGCAACATCCGGTACCACGAGCAACCGGTATCCGCTGATGCGTGGGGCGGCGCGGTGTTCACCAAGCAACCGATCAAGTGCGGCGTCGGTAGCTGCATTGTCGGCGAGCCTTCGAAGGTGATGCTGACTCCGATGCCCACCGAGACGTACAGGCCCGGCCAGACCTACACGCAGCAGGCCGAAGAAGTCCACCTCACATCGGCAATCAACGGCACGATCACGGTCATCCGGCGCTGGGATGACAAGGAGATCGCTAACGTATACTATCGGGAGCGGTGGGACAGCGCCGAAGTTCGCAAGGCGACCCCAGCCGAACTGCAAGCAATCATCACCAACGCTTTGGACCTTATGGCCTCGGAGGATCGTGCTAATGCAAAGCTGTGAACACAACACTGGATTCTATGAGTCCGGCGAAGGACTCATGCGCTGCAACGGATGCAGCAAGTCATACGACTACATCCGTGCCGAGGAGGAACGGGCGCATTTCAACCCGTCGTCGATGGTCTGCACCACGCAGCAGGCGGAAGACGGCTTTGGCCGGTTCCTCATGTGGGCCGCTATCATCATTTCCGTAGGTGTATTCGCATGGGCGATGCTGTCGTGAGCAAGCGATACACAACGGCCCTCATCCCCGAGACGGAACTGAGCCCCACGCTCAATGACTTGGCCTCCGATGGTTGGCGGCTCAAGCAGGCGTTCGAGCGCAAGTCCGCGAACGTGAACAATCCAGGGATGGTGAACCAGTTCTACTGCATCCTGGAGAAAGAGGACGACCGTGCCCCAAGCATCTGACGCGCTCCGCGACGAAATGGGGAAGATGTTCGGCGACCGTATCTGCGACAGCGGGCCGACGATGTTCCTGGAGAACAAGGGCTGGACGCTGCATGACGACTGGACCTGGAGCAAGCCGGGCTTCGACCGCACGAACCTCGACGACATCCCGCTCAACGAGTGGCTCTGCATTCTGTTCCTGGTTCATGAGTGGGACTTCGGCGGCGTCCGTGAAAACCCGTGCCGTTAATATCTCACGAGAATCCGCTGACGTATACTGCGGTCGCGGCACTCCTCTCGGAAACCGGTTTTCTAACGGACGCCGGACGCGACGAGTGGCCATCGCTCTTTTCGCCGACGATTTTTCCAAACGTGTACGTGTGGACGACACGTTCCGCCGATATGTCGAAGGACTGCGCGGAAAGCGACTCGGATGTCACTGCAAACCGCTGGACTGTCACCTCGATGTCGTGGTGGCCTACCTTGAAGGAGAACCGAAATGAAGACGATTCGCCGCCGCGTTCAACTCGTCATAAAAGACCGCGCCGTCAGTGTGGACATCGCCGTGTCCGCAAATGACTTGATGCCGGACGAGATCACAAAGCTGGCCGACTACATCACGAGCCAGAACGTGAACGTCGTCGCTAACGCTCCGCACATGGGAGGTGGCACGGCTCTGTGGAAAGTGAAGTCGAAGGCGACTCGTTAGAACTTCAGCCAGCCGCCGAGCACGGCCACAACTGCGCTGCCGACGAACGCAGCGAGTGAGCCCAGCATCCCGAGGATGACCCAGCCAGCGCCCTTTGCGCGGTCACGGTCGGCTTTGAGCGCGTTGAACTCCTTGGCGTCGGACGCGATGTGCGCGGCCAGGGACTCTCGGGTCGCCTTCAACTCATTCAGGATTTGCTCCTGAACGCCTTCGATGCGTCCAAGGCTCCGTTGGACTTCAATGTCGATTTCGTTGGCCATCTCAGTCCCCTACGCACTGCCGGTACAACGAATTGTAGTCCTGCACGTCTTTCGCCCACAGGCCACGGTCGCCGAGCCACGCCGCGAAAACTTCGTCGTTCTCAAGCTCGCGCTCGGGTACGATGGAGATGGACTTGTTGGGCGGCAGATCGTCGGCGGGATGGCACTTCTGCGGCGGCAGCACGACGGGGACTTCATGTGCGCAGCCGAACAACGCCACGGAGAAGACGGAGAGGAACAGCAGGCGGAGGAAAACGCTCGGGCTCATTTGGCGACCTCGTTCAGCCGCTTCACGGCATCAACGCTGAGCTTGCAGGCCGCGTTACGGGGCACCAGGGTGGGCAGGGTGGCGATGATCTCACGCAGCTTCGCCTCGCGTGTCTCGTTGGCTGCCTCGCGCTTTGCGGCGTCCTCACGGGCATCCTGGCGGTCCTTCTCGTCGAACTTGCGCTGGGCCTCGACGCCGCGCGCATAGCCCTCCATCACCTTGTCGGCGAGGACGCCTTCCGAGTGCTTCTGCGCGGCGATGTAGCCGATCCCGTAGGACGCAGCCGCCGTCACAGCGATGGCCAGAAGCCACCACTTCGCGCCGAGGAGTCGTCCGAAGACGAGGGTGAGGAACGGGGGCATGGCGACCTCTTAGCTGAACAGCCAGATGAGGGCTTGCACGATCCAGCGCCCGATGGTGATGAGCGCCAGTCCGAGCGCGGCACTCGGGTACGCCATTACGAGGTCCGTGCCTTCTTTCCAAATTTTGCCGATGGTGTCCATGACGAGAACTCCTCTTGGGTCCATGATACAGTTCCGTATATCAAAGCGCGTGCTTGATATACTATTATGCTTCGTCGTCCTGCGGAATGTGAGCGGGCGGAGCCATCGCCGGGCCGGGCGGGATAGCCGCTGGCATCGAGATGCAGAGGTACGTCAGCTTCTCACCTTCGAGTTCCTGGAGCGAGTAGTCGGAGCCGAGGGACGCTGCGGTGAAGCGCTTAGTGTAGTCCACCGCGACATCGAAGTTGCACGGGTGCCCCTCGGGGAGAATGAAATCGCTGTAAATCGGAGTGCCGTTCGTGAGGAAGGCGACGACCAGCATGATGGTTGGTGTAAGGTCCATGGGGTCCTCCTGCGGATTAGGTTGTGTCAGTGTACCCCTACCCGAGTAGATTCCGCAACCCGTCACATCGCGCGCAAAATGCCCGTTTCCTCTACCCATTGTCCGACATCGAACGATGGGCATTCCTTCATCCACTCCCAACGCTCGACCATTCCGTCCCCGTCCTTGTCCGGCGACAGATCACGATGGCCGACGATGCGCGCGTTGGGGAATTGCCGATGAAGCTGAGTCACGAGGTTGAGCATGGAAGCCTGCTGCATAGGCGTGCGCGTATCCATCGGGCTGCCGAGCACGCCAAGCCCGCCGATGTATACGATGCCGATGCTGCGCGAATTGTGGCCCTGGACATGCGATCCAACGACCTCCAGCGGACGGCCCGTCTCAATTGTGCCGTCGAGGTCGATGACGAAGTGATAGCCGATGCCGTTCCAGCCTTTCGCACGGTGCCACTTGTCGATGTCGGCGGCGCGAAAGTCCTTCCCGGCGTGGGTCGCGGAGCAATGGATCACGATGAGGTCAATTTGTCGCATGGCTAAGCCTCCATGGAGCCGGGCGGATCGCTCGGCGGGATGAACGGGGTGGCGCGCGGGTAGGGGTTCTGCCCGTTCGCGTACATCGAATACCGGCGATAGCCATAGTTGGCCACGGCTCCCCCGGCCATGGTCGCTGCCCCGGCGAGGTCGGCCACCGTGGTCGGCGAGGGGTCGGCGAGGACGACAAACGACAGCACTCCTCCGCTCGCCCACATCGCGAGCTTCGAGAGCGACAGGACCATGTGCCCCGGCTCCAGCAGGTTGAGGAACCGCAGCGTCTTCTCGATGATGCCGCCGCCGTGGAAATAGCTTTCGTTCTTGTCGTGCGCCATGGCCTTACCCCAGGATGACTGTGTTGTAGTGGTGGACTTCAGGGCCATTGCCCGGAGTGATTCCACTTCCGGGATCAACCGTCATCGCGATCCACCGCTGCTGTGTGATTGTGGCTGTGCTTTTCACATAAGCGAGATCGTCTCCATCATTGAGGGGATCGGTGTTCACAAGGTCTGAGAACACTCCTGTCGTAGCAGCCGTTACAGATACCGCTTGGCTACCTGCCGACCCGTTGATTGAAAGACTCAATGTATACGCACTATGACCGGCACCTGTCAAACGCACACGAAGATTCAAAGCGGTACAAGCGAACGGGACAGCGGATTCTGCGTCCGAGAGCGTGTTGGTAGCGTCGTTCCCCATGATAGGCTGGTACAGCAGTGTGGAGCCGGTCATGCGCGCCCAACCGATGTCGAATGCCGACGTGGTGTTCGTCATGTGGGCGCGGTACCATTGGATAAAGAAGTTGCCCGTTCCAGTGCCGGTGACCAATCCAAACGACACGTCGTTCGTCGCCACAATGGCGTCAGTGTTAGTCGTATCTTGAAACAATCCCGTTGAAGAAGCAGTGACGGATACCGTCTGGTTCACCGCCGAGCCATTGATATAGAAGTTGCCGGTGGTCGTAGTGCTACGCGCGTTAGACAGAACTCGCAGTTCGAAATCCGACGCAGTTCCCGCAGCTTCGAGATCAACGCGAGCGTTCGCATTGGTAGCTTCGCTGTCACCGCCGAAACAAGTCTGCTCGGTAGTAGTGCTCGCGGCGGAGTGGTTCAGCCCCGACACCAAGTCCGACGACCAGCCCAAGAAGCTAACAGAGCCACTAGCTGCTTCGAAAGAGATGTTAGGGTTGCCGAGGAAGAAGTTCCCCGCCCCCGTACCCCTGGTGATGGTCATTCCGATCAAGTCACCAGGAGCCACGGTGTCCGTGTTGGGTGTGACATCTTCAAACCAGCCGTTTGAACTGCCTGAAACAGAGATGACATTGTTGGCATTAGCGCCGTTAATACGGAACCGCAGAGTCGTAGTAGTGCTGCATGTGTTTCCGGCAACACGGGCACCGAAGCTGGTGAAGTCGCCAGCGACCTGAATCGTCCACTGAGTATTAGCCTCGGTGGCCGTTGACCACGCATAGCCAAATGTCAAGATGTAGCTAGTGGTGGAAGCCGCCGGATGGTTGACCGGGTCCCCACGTCCGCCGCCTACGAGAGTTACAGTGCCCACGGGTCATCTCTTGAGTCGAACAGGACGATTTTTCGTGTCCGGGTGATTGAAAAGCGCAATCTCTGCGCGACCGGCAGCCTGCCCATCACTCAGCTTAGGATGGCTCAACACGAGTGCGCGGTTATTCTTGTGGTCCAACTCCCATTCGATTTCGTGCTCCTCTACGCCAAGCTGCGCAGCCACCACCGCAATGGAGATGTTCTTGTGCTTGTTCTCGCCGAACACCTCGTCGAAATGGCTCTTGCTATGGGGTTCAAGATGCTTGTGGCCTCCGCAGACCTTCTCCGACTTGTGCATGTGGTGCTGCCGCGTGTTCTGGTCCTCCTCGGTGGTCCAAATGTACGTGAGAGTGCAATTGCACGTATCAAGTCTGGCGCGCGTGATCTTCACGGTGTAGTCCTTGCCTTCCAAAGCGCGCAATGTCCGGTACAGGTTAAGGCGCTTCGACTGGTCATTCAGGTCGTAGCCTTCGCTGATGTCGTGCTCCTCGCGTTCGACGAGCGTGCCCCACTGGCTGTCTACGGTCTTGAACAGGCGCTCGTGAAGAATCTGTGCCTCGCCCGTATTCACTCTGAACTTCTGCATTTGTCCCTCTCCTTTAAGTCAGATAGCCCTTGAGCGACACGGCCACGCCTGCCAAGGTCGCGTCCGCAGTAGCCGGGCCTGTGATAGTCAGCCGGTCGCCCGCGCTGAACGATTGGTCGCTACTGAGCGTGAACGTGCCAGAAGCGGAAATATTGAACACGATGTCTCCCACGTCAGAGCCATTCTTTCGGATGTCGAAATTGACATTGCCGGTGGACGCCGCTTCCGCATGAGCTTGCGATCCAGACAGCCCTGACGGGAGCGTGAAAGGAACGACGGCGATGAACTTGTACACCATCTGCGCATTTGTCATAAGCGCTTCCTGGTAGAACGCCAGGGTGTAGCTCATGTCCACAAATTCCACCGCATCCGCCGCAGCGTTAACCCGAAGAATCTTCCGGCTTGCAGAAGTGTAGTTCGCTGGCGTATCGCTCAGCGCCAAGAAAGTATTGGTGCCGCCCAGCGTCACGTCCACTTTCTCAATTCCGTTCGCCGTGCCGTCCGTGTAGAAAAAAGCGTATCCGCTAGCAGCGAGAGTGAGAGTCGTCGTGCCCCTCTTGATATTGAGCGTTGCGGAGCCGCTGTTCTTAATCCACACCGTCCGCTCCACAGCAGGAGTGGTGAGATCACGCGATACCGCATTGCCTGTAGTCACGAAACCGAAGTTCCGGGTATACTCAGCACTTGAGAGCGTGTGATTGCCTGCCGACAGATCAATGCTCAGCGTCTCAGTCAACGCGGATTCGATTGCCGCGTCGGCGTCGTTGATCGTGACTTCCTTCTGATTCTGGTTTGCCGCAACAGCGGTGAGGTTCAGGTTACCCACAGATTACCCCTCCACTTTCCACATGCCAGCGGCGGAGCCATCCAGCATGACGTGGATGATGGACCCGCGCGCCACGCGGATGGGAAGCGCCGCACCGCGCCGAAGGACGACATCGTCCCCGCCTGTGTTGTGGAAGTACACGGAGCCGATTACCGGCGGCAGCGACACCTTGCGCTCCACCGCATGGCCGTGCAAATGGACGCGCATCCAGTCCTTAAAGCTGTCGCGCGGGAGCCCGCCGTCGTTGGACGACAGGTCGATTTCCAAGTCATAGAGCTTGTTCATGTCACTTCACCTCTGCGCGATCATCCAAGAGTACACCGTCCGTCACAATCAAATCAACCCGTTACGCCACCGTCACTTCTGTCTTGTAGGCAAATCCCCGACCCACGGCCCCGCTCATTTGGTAGACGGAAATGATGAGCGTAGCCGGAGGCGTGCCGAAATCCGTGGTGATGTTGGCCGAGGTGTAAGTCACATCGGTCGTGATGGACGTGAGCGTGCGGAGCACAGTGGTGCCCGTGCCATCGTAGATGTCCACCTCATACGATTCCGTCACTTCGCCCAACGGCACGTCGCCGACGCCATCCAAGAGGTCGCCTGCCAGCCGCGTGCGGCGCTCCCATGTGATGTCGTAGTCTCCGGCGTTGTCCACGACCTCGTAGTTCACCGGGGCGTAAGGCATCAGCGGGCGACCGATGGACGTGATCGCCTGCACGTCAGCGTCCTCGAACAGCGTGCCGAACTGGATGCCCTTGTAGTAACGCTCTGCGTCGATCTCGCCGAGGCCGAGTTTGAACGCCTCCACGGCGGCATCAGTGAGGAGGATGAAGAACTCCTCGCCCGAGTGCGTGTAGGCGTAGGTGTCCGTGCCACGACGCCCGCGCAGAAGTCCTTCAAGCAAATACGTGCCGTCAGTGTTCTGCGACACGTCGCGAAACTGAATGACCTCCATGATGCCCGTGTCGAGATTGATGACCATCGCGCCGTTCGCGCCGTTCACCATCTCCGTCTGCGTAACACTCTCAAGCTGGGACGCTCCGGAGAACATATACACCGACAGCGTGTTCGTCTCGTCCGTGAGGAAGGCACTGCCCACAGGATCGCCAAGCGTGTTGACGCACGCGCCCCAAGCGCAGTTCGTGAAGATTTCGCTGACGCGAGTGTAGAAGGACCCGTCAACGCTTTTCTGCACCTCCGCGCCGGGCCAATTCGGCTGCCCATAGTTTCCGGCCATGCAGTACATGATCGTCTGCAACTGGCCGGGGTCGTCCTGGTCGCGCAGCATCGGGGAATCGAAAATGAACGTGCGAGTGAGGCTGATGGACGGAACCACAGGAGACTCGAAGCCGCCGGTATCACCCGCCAGGGCCGCCGCCGAAGTGTACGCTGCCGCCTTCTCGTTCACGGCCTGGAACTGGCTCGACAAATCCACGCCAACGTCAGCCTGGATAAGCCGAACGCGATAGACCGTTCCGTTGTCCAGATTGATTGTGATGGAGTCCACCGGATCGAGCTTGAGATACTCCCAGCCGGTCTGGAACTCTGTGGCGATGCGCTCGATCCACGACACGTTGAGCATCGTGTACGACAATTGCTTCGCGAAGGTCGCGCTGAGCGAGATGGGGAGCGTCATCGTCGCTTGGTTCTTCGTGAACATCGTCGGCGTCGGATTGGTGATGCGCTTGCTCGTCTGCGTGCTCTGCTGGTAGTCACGGTCGGGGTCCGCGTACACGACGCTGACGCGCTCCGGCATGTCCACTTCCTGCACACGGGTTTCGCGGATGACATCGCCCGAGTTCTCGTCGATGAACTTCAGCTTGTCCTGCGTGATCGTGAGAGTGGAGGCACGGCCCCGCTTGAGGAATTTAAGCAAGTAGTCGCTTTCCACTCCGTCGAACTTGTATGCCACGGCCAGTGGTTCAATTGCCGAGCGGACGGACATCTGCGCGTTGATGAGGTAGCCCGGCACCTCGTCGATGAGTTCGGTTACGTCGATGTCCGTGGGCTCCAACCCCGCGCGCCCGCAGAGGTCCGTAACGATGTCCGACAAGAGCGCCGGAACGCCGATGCGACGACCTGTCGAGATGATGACGTTGGTTTCGGTGCCCGCAGGGTTGAGCGTGACCGCGTGAATGATCTCCCCGGTGCTTCCGTTGTAGACCTGGGCGGAACTGCTGGAGATAACGCTGTACGGGCCGGTGTCCTCCGTCACCCCCGTGGCGAGGTCGATAACCTGCACGTTGGCGATGTTGGCACCGCTGTCGCGAATGATGGCGAGGCGCTCGTCGGTGATCCGATTGTGGAGCGTACCCTGCGCAGTGTTGTTGAACTTGAGGCCCGCTGCGCCTTCCAGTGTGTACACTCTCTCGACGAGGCCTGTTTCCGGGTTGAACCGAACAAGCACGTCCTTGTTGTTCGGAGCGAGGAACGAAACACGCAGGCCGGTCACATAGAGATACAGGCGCTCAGCTTTCTCGTCCCAAAACATCCCCTCGACATCTTGGAAGTGAGTCCAGTTCTCGATGTCCGGCGGCTGAAGCGTGGCGACCAGAGTTGAGGTGAGGCCGGAGTTCGAGCTATCGCTGCTGTTGAACGTGTTCGACGCGCTCGACTGGATGATGACCTTGTGGATTTGGATTTCGCTGGTGTCGAAAGTGGCCGCGTATACCACGGCTCCCGTGCCTTCCGGGTTTCCGCCGACCACCAAAGTGTCGGCATGGTCCATAGCCTTGTACCCGATGAACGTGAGCGGATTCGGGTAGGCCGCGAAGAACTGCAAGTCCCCCTGGAACGTGGAGGAAGTCAGCCACCGCGCGGGTCCGAGAAGAGTCGCCACTTCGGAGACGCAGAGGATACTTGCAGCGGGCATGTCTACCGATGGATCGAGGCCGTTGACGTTGCCCGGAGTAGCACGGTCAATCTCGCGGAGAGTGCTTCCGCTGATAACCGCGATGGGGCGGCTGTTGCTGGGGAAGGACAGCGCAGCGTAGATCATGCCCGCGCTGTCCACGGTCACCGCACCTCCGAACGAGAGGCTGAAGTCTGCATCCGGTTCAAGGACCTCATCCGCAGACGCGCGACGAATCTCTTGCCGGTCCGAAATGTTGTAAACTCGGATGCCGTCCGTCTGGTGGAACCGGTAGAACACATTATGGTCCCAGTCCGGGATGAGAATGTTCGTGAGCCCCTGGCTGATAGAGGTGTCGATGTTCGCGACCGCATCCGCAGTTGTCGTGTCCGGAATCGCTCCGGTGCCCGCGACTTCGAAAGTGAAGTTCGGGATGCGGTTGCCATAGTCTTGCAGCGGGATGTCGTCGAACACAATGTACGCGATGCCGCGATTGGCGCTGAGGTTGCCCGCGCCGACAGCGGCTTCCCACGCCGGGTCCGGCATCTGCTCCTCATCGCCGAGGTACATGCGGAAGACGAACCCATCCTTATTCATGATGGGCGATGCGCCAGTTGCATCGTACACGACTTTGCTGTCCGCCCAAATACGCAGAAGCCCGCCGATGCCTGTCACAGGTGCAGAACAGATTGCGATTGCGCCTGACCACCGGTAGGAGTAATTCGTAATCGTGGCTCCGCCGCCTCCCTTGCCGCCCGCACTTTCGTTGCTGACAACTTCGCGGATTCCATTAGACCAGATCATGTTGCCCGCAAGGCGGAACGTACCGTAGACAATCGGAATCGGCTGGCCATACGTCGAAGACGTGACCATGAGATTGTCGAGGCGAGGCCCGCTCATGTTCGGACCCTTGTCCGGGAACGCAAGCGTGCCGACGAGCGACCCAAGCAAGAATCCGAGTTGCGGATAGCCGAAGTACGCGCCGACAACAGTGCCGATGATGGTGACCGCAATTTTACCCATCGGTCACTCCGTTCGGCCAGAAGACGGCTTTCACGTTATGCGCGGAGGTCAAGCGCTCCTCGACAGTCTTGCCGTAGGGCTCATAGGCGTGGATGATCGTCATCTCGCCGTTCTTGAACGCGGCGATGGCGCAGTGCGTCTGGTACTTGCCGTCCTTGAGCGCGAGGATGCAGCCGGGCCGCACGGCTTCACGGCTCGCGCCGATGAACTCGCCGTGGTCGCGCAGCTTCGCCATGAACACCGGCCAGTCGGCGTGACGGCGGTAGTTCTTCGTGTCCACGACCGGCACGCCAATGGCGCTCAGGGCGAGCACGAGATGCCCTACGCAGTCGAGCGCAATACCGGGCAAACGCCCCTGATGCTTGAAGGGCGTCCCGATGTGCGTGCGTGCCTGCGCGATGAACTCGTCTCTAGTGGGCATTCGGGGTCTCCAAGGCCCCGTCACGTCCAGGCAGGTAGTCCTCGGCGCGACGGTTGAGGATGTTATTGAACTTGTCCCGGCATGTGACCATTCGTTTGTCGCACCCTGGGTAGATGTGCCCAGTATCGCCTACTTGGATGTCAAAGCCAACCGGCAGGAACAGGACGACTTGCCCGCTGCTTTGGTCCCAGGTTTTGATCTCGAAAGCACGGCCTGCATTGTCGCTGGTACCATCAAACACGACCACGCCGCCGTCGAACCAGCCGTCCACCGCGCGGGGCTCCGTTACTGTGATCGTGAACTCCAAACGGTCCGTGACCGTCGCCACTTCGAAATCGCGCGACCATGCCGTCACGGCCTCCCACAGAACGCCGCTGATGCCGCCGCTAAGTGATGCGCCGCCCCAGGCCATGTTCGCATTGTTGTCCGTTGTGGCGATGTCGTTGCCAGCGTCCCCGGAGACGAGGGCCGTAACGTCCATGGTGTCACCAGCGCCAGCCGCCGCGCTCACGTAGCCGTTAGCCGTCGTGGAAGCCGCGTACACCGTGCCGGAGCCCGCGCCGAGGTTGATGGCCGCGATGAGATTGTCGATGCTGTCGCTCGCCGTAGCGCCGATGAGGACGTTCCCGTCCACGTCCGTGAGAACCGTTTGGAAAGTGTAAACTTTATCTCCGGTCGTGACGGTGTTCGTGTTCGCGGCATTGCCGGTGAGCGTAAGCGTTCCGGTCGCGGCCACGCCGCCGTCCTGTGTCGTGTTACCCGGCGTCGTATCGAATGCCGGTGGCGAACCCGCCGTGGTCCCGTCGTTGAGCGCGACGTAGATCACGTTCTCATACACAGAGTAGTCGGTACCTGCGGCGGTAGCAACCTTGATGAAGTCGCCCTCCTCGTACACGGTGGCGTTCAACCGCACAGCCGGGTCAATGGGAATCTTGCAGCGAGAGTCACCAAGGTCGGCGCGGCACTCCGGCCCGAACAGTTCGATGATCGTCTGCGCGAGGACCTGGGTCATGCCGCGAAGCTCGGTCTTGAACATGCCGGACGGCGAAGTCACGATTTCGCCCAGCCAGCCACGGCGCATCTTAAGCTCGTTCTGCGAGAGATCGGCCCAGTTCACGACGAACAGCCGGACCTCAGCATAGTCGAACAGGCCCGCCTTGATGTCCTCGTCGGTGATGGTGGCGTCGTCGAAGAACCCGGAGGCGGTGAGATTGTCCACGTTTAGCGATGCGTTGTTCGCGACGGCGGTGGAATTGAACCCGCCCCACGCGATGTAGATGTCGCCGCTGCCTACCGGGAACTCAATCGCAACGTCGTGGTCGGTGAAGAAAAACTCCGTCTGGTCGCGGCGCGTGATCTTCCAGCACCGTGCCAACGTGGTTACGATTCCCTGAAGATGCGAATCGAGCCCTACGGAAATAGTTTTCGGCATAAGTTACTCCTTGATGCCTACGATGGGGATGTTCGGAATCTCCATCGCGTCCTCCCACTCCATGCGGACGCGCAGCTTGTCGATGTCGAAGCGCACCGGCACGTCGAACCACGCGATAACCGCGATCACTTGGCCGAGAGTAGGGATGTTGCCGCCTGTGAAGGTGATGATTCCTGTGTCGTAGTCCACGGTGTAGTGCGTGGTGAGCGTCTTCAGAACGCCGTCCACGTACACCTGGATAGGGAAATCGGGATCGAGGCGAGTGATCTTGCGCTGGAACGTGCCGCCCGCATCGGTGTAGGTCTTGTAAACCTGATGCGCCGCCGTAGCCCCGTCGCCGGTCGCGATGGTGTGCGGGCTTCCGGTTGCTCCGATCTCGAAGTCCGACCAGTCCTTGAAACGGAATCCGTATGCCTTGCCGCGCCGCACGTAGAAGAAGTTCATAACCGCGTCGAGGTCTTCCTTGTGCTGGATGCCGTAGGCAATGTCCCACTCGCCAAGCTCGCGCTCCCAGTTGATGTTACGGCGCTCGTAGCCGGATGAGAGCTTGAGCACGGTCGTGTTGAAGCCGGGTCCGCCCTCTGCGCCCTTCTCGATGTCTTCCGGAAGTCGTACATTGTGAAAGCTCATGGCTCACCTTACCCGTTGCGCGCTGCGGCACGCTGGAGGCGCGCTGCGGCACGAGTGTAGATTTGGTCCTCCGACCGCTGGAAGCTATCGTAGTCCGTGACCCCGTTGATGTTGAACGTCATGCTGATGTTCTGCTGGGTAGCCTCTCCGCGATTGCGTTGTTCCGGAGTCTCCACCGTGACGCGCTCATTCGGCGATGCACGGAACGCGACAAGCTGGCTGTCCGTGCCGCCTGCGCCGCCTACCATGAACTGTGCGCCGTTCGCTGCGCCAAACAGCGCCGAGCCGACCGACGAGAGGAGAGCGCCGAAATCGAATCCTCCACCGCCCACACCTCCGCCTGCCGTTCCAGCGCCAGCGCCGAGGAAGTCAGAGAGCGGCTTGATGATGCTTTGCTGAATGGCGAGCCGGATAAGAGACTCATAGATGAAGTTGAACAGGTCGCCGAGGTCGAGCTTTCCGGTCGTTACGAACGACGTGAGCGCGTCTTCGAGCTTCTTGAACGACCCCACGACAATATCGGCCACCTTCGACGCTACGTCGGCGAGGTCCTTCTGAACCAGCAGGATGCCACGCTGGAAGCCGCTGAGGGCGTCCTTCTGTCCGGCCAGGGCTGCAAGCTGGGACTCACGCATGGAGTTGGTGAACTCCTCATTCGTGATGACGCCTTGGCGCTTCGCCTCGTTGAGGGCCTCCACCTGGATCGTCAACGTCTCCAACGCGGTGCGCTCCTTGAGGGCGTCCCCAACTACATCGGTCGCGATGGCTTGTTTGTTAGACAACGTGTCCGCCTTCTTAAGCTGGGCGAGTTCGATTCCGCTGGCGATGTCGCGCTGAGATTCAAGGAACTCCATGCGGTTCTTGCGAAGTGCCTCCGTGGCCTCAGCTTGATTGATGATGTTGCGCTTGAGAGCGTCGTTCAACAAGTCCACGCGCTCAGTGTAGTACGCTGTCGCGTTGCCAACGCCGAGTTCTTCGCGCTCCACACGCTTGAGAGCCTCGGGGAACCCGCCGATACGAGCGAACAACTCGGCCACCGGCACGCCAGCATCAAGGGCCTCCTCAAACAGAGTGCGCAATTTGAGCAACTTGGAACTGATGTCGAACTTCGGACTGATGCGCGCAAGGAAATTCTCAAGTTGCTGCAAAAGCTGTGCGCGCTTATCTGCGCCCGTGTCAAGCTCGGCCCCCGGCAGCCCCGCAGGCGGCTTATTCTGGAGCACGCTGTTGTCGATCTGGCCACCGGTCAACAGCTTACGCAGAGCGGCGAGCCCGTCTTTACCGAATTTAACGAGCGAACCGACCGGATCGAGAGCGAGGTTCTTCTGGTAGCTCTCGGACAGAGCCTTACCGAGTTCTGCACCTGCACCGGACGCGAAGTTGGTCGCGGTGTTGATCTGAACGTCCCACTCGCCGAGGTCGATAGCCCCGAAGCTGACGGTTTTCAGCGCACGGGACATGAAGTCCAGGAACTCGCCGAGGAGCTTGCCGAGAATGTCGAAGGCGTCAACGAAGGGCTCGATGATGGCCTTGCCCAACAGGTCGAACCGCGTGAACACGATCTCGACAAAGGTCATGAGACCCGCCAGGACTACGTTAGCCGCGTTCTTGAGACCGCCGAAAGATTTCGTCACGTCTTCGATGGTGCCGCCGAGAACGAAGAATGCCGTTACGATAGCGCCGACGATAAGCGTCGCAGCAAGGAAGAACGGGTTCGTCAGGAACGCCGTCCCCAGCAGGATAAGCCCGCGCGTGAGGGTGGCGATGCTGAACGTGAGGAAGTTCACGAGCCGGAGGACCACGCCGAGGGCGGTGCCGGTCGCTGTGGCGAAGGCCACGACTTGGCTGGCAAGGAAGTTGAAAACCGTCAAGGCGGCGAGCACCGTAAGCCCGACGACAATGAGGTCGATGTTCTCCGCGATCTTCGCGAGGACTTCGAACAGGAACGCGCCGATACCGCCAGCTTGGTTTACGCGCCCGATGAACAGCGTGAGAGCATTGTTCACAAGGGTGAAGCCGTCCGAGATGGTCGGCACAACCTTCTCAAACTCTTTACCGGTCTCGGCTCCGGCGTTCGCCAGGGCACGCATGATCTTCTCAGTCGTGATGATGCCGGGGTTCGAGTTCGCCAGGGCGCGCAGTGAAGCGCCGGAGATTCCGAACTCCTTGCCGATCACGTCCGCGAGTCGCGGCAACTGTTCAAGCACGGTACGCAGTTCGTCGCCGGACAGTCGGTTGGACGCGAGGGCCTGCGAGAATTGAATGAGAGCGCCCGTCGATTCCTGCGTGGTCGCGCCGCTGATCTTGATGAGTTGCGACACGGTTCGCGTCGTGTCGATCAACTGCTGGTAGTTGAGGTTGAGGCCGGTCGTGGCACGGGCAACGCGATTAAACAGCGAGACGTTCGCTTCGAACGAAGTTCGAGTCTCTTGCGACACATTGAACAACGCCTGCGTCACGGCGGTAAGCTCCTCAGTCGAGTTCGTCACGAGCTTCAACTTCGTCGTGATCTCCGTGAAGGAGTCCACGAGCGCGGTGATGCCGGAGAAAGCGCGGATGGCCGAGAACACGACGAGGGCGTTACGCAGAAAGCGCAGCGCAGTCGCCGCGACGTTCGCCGACCGCGTGATCTGATTAATCTGTCCGGCGGCGGGACCTGCGCCGCGCGTGACGATTACGAGTTCCAAGACTTCTGTTGCCATGGTCTTACTTCTTCAATCTCCACATGCCCTGAATGCCCGCCTTCGCGACATTAGCGCACTTGTCGAACCACCCGGCAGCGCTCTGCTGCGAGCGCCCCCGGTTGAGATCGGCAATGTGGTCTGCGTTATTTTGGATGAACACGGTGCGATTCCGGCGCGAGTCGAACCGCGCAGTCGTCGCCGTATGCTGCGCCACAGCCGCCAGGGCGTTCGCAGACTCGAACTTCATGGAGATCGGGGCCGGACGATTGTCGAGAGCCGGATACGGGCTGTAGGCCGGGAGAACCGCGCTGAACCGCTGGTCCAGGCTGGCCACCCAGTTCGAGCGCGCAATGCCGCGCTTCACCGGAGTCTCGCGCACGAGATACGCTCCGCCTTCGAAGGCAGCCTTCTGCACAATGCCGTTCACCAGCCGGATCATCTCCTGCTGGCGGCGCGACAAAATGAGAGGAAGATTTTCGAAGGGCTGTGCCATCACCGGGTCTTCTTCCGTGGTGGGCGAATGATGCGCGGACCCGGCTTGGAGTCCGTCTTCGAACTGTCCGAAGTCGGTTTCCCCTTCGAGGGTGCGATCTTAGCCCGTTTCTGCTGATGGCGAATATACACGGTATCCATCTCACAGACTAGGGTCCAGAGGATGTCAAGCTCCTCCTCGTCCAAGCCATACCGGACGGCGTAGTCGTTCACAGCAGTCCACGGAATGCGACCCTCGGCCATGCCGATAGGACGGCACGATGAGAGCGCGAGGAAGGCCCGGTAGTAGAATGCGAGCCCCGGTTGAAGCACCGGGGCATTCGCAATCCTATCCGGAATCGGAGCCCGATTTTTCCGGGCTTGGTCGATGATGAATTGTTCGGTCGGTCCCTGCTCCAACTCGTAGAGGAGGACCGATGTCAGTTTCCCGAGGCGTCCGCCACGAACTCCGGCGCAAAGTTGGCGAGCCGCTGGGACTCTTCCAACAGATACCGGAACAAGTCACGGTTCTCGTCGAGGACCTTCACGGCCTTCTCTTTCGAGAACGGGATCGGCTCACCGACAACCCACTCGTTGGTCTCGTCCTGGACCGCAGCCCGGACGTTCTTCCAGTCGAGGAGCACGGTTTCAGCGAAGGGCTCGATGGAGAGCTTCTCCGCTTCGGCGTTGCTCATCATGCCGTTCTGAATGCGGCGTTGATGCGGGCGAAGGACGGCGGATACTGCCCGCTCGAACTTCGTGTTGGAGCCACCGGCACGCGCAATCAAAAAGCTGGCCGGTCCTACCTCAATCCACTTCCCCTTCTTCTCCGCGTCCTTGTTCGTTGCGAACATAGCAAGGACGCTGCCATTCACATCACTCATGCACTTCCTCCTGGTTAAGCCCGAATTATCCGCCGGGCGGCGTCGTTAACCCCGAATTATCCGCTGGACGGCATCGCCAAGTCCGGCAGGTAGTTGAAAAACGTCTTCAGCAGCGTGTGGTGGAACGTGCGGTCCTCAGCGGCGCTCATCGAGAGCGGCAGCATGATGGGCGCGTCCTGCTCGACGTTGAGGCGAGCGTCACCGAGAGCGCAGAGCGGCACGTCGTAGGCCACGCCGTAGTTGTCACGGGCGAAGATCGCGTCGAAGGACACGTCCTCGTTGGCGCGAACCGCCGACACTGCCGCCACGTCCGAGAAGTAGGCGGTGATGTCGCCGCCGACATCGAACTGCCCAGCCGTCACGGCGAATGCGCCGAGACGCGAGACAGCCTTTGCGGGCGTCACGTTGTTGTTGATCGTGATCGTGAACTCCGTGCAGAAGCCCCACAGCGGCGTCGGGTTGGCGTCCGCCGGGTCGAGGACCGTCATGCGGAGGCGCGCAACATGCGAGGTCGTGTTGAAGGCGTCTTCCGACACCAGCGTTGCAGCGGTAGCCGGAGCGGTGGCCGACTTGAGCCCCTGCGCCTGCGTGCGCTGTTCGTTGTCGATGGCGACGATGGTCATGTCCACGTTGAGCTTGTCGGCCTGCTTGGTGTTCATCGTGTATTCGTTCATGTAGCCGCCGACGAGATATTCACCTTGCTTGCCCGCAATCGCCGTGTCCTTCTTGTCCAGCGAACGCTCGAACTGGAACGAGTGAGCCACGATGAGATCGCTTTCGGCGGTCTCGTTCTTGAGGACCTTGCTGTGGAAGATGCGGATCGTCAGGGCAGCACCGACTTCGGCGACCATCGTGCTCGTCGTCTTGTCGAGTTCGATGTAAGCCGCCGCAAGCGAGTGGATACGAGCCCACCCATTGTTGGCGTCGGTTACGAACTGCTCGTCAGCGGCATCACCACCGATGAAGATGAACTGCCCGGCCACGAGTCCAAGGGTCGTGAAATCCACAGCACCGCTCGCGCGCACGAGGCGCGGAAGCGTGGAAGCCATGCTCACGTCGAGAGTGCCAACTGCGAACTCATAGCCGACCACCTGAACGCGGGCAGCCGAAGTCGGAGCGAGTTCATCCGTCAAGCTCGCGTCTACGTCGATGGCAGCCGATCCGCCGGTAAGCGTTGCACCGCCCCACGAAAGTTGCGCCGCAACTTCAGTCGTGGCGATGGCATTGCCGCCCGTGCCGTAGCTGATGGCCGTCACGTCCATCGTGTCGCCCGCTCCGGCAGCCGCCGTCACGAGAGTGTGTGCAACCGTGCCGGTTGCGTACAGCGTGCCCGAACCCGCTGCGCCATTGATCGCCGCGATGAGATTATCCAAGCTGTCGGAAGCCGTCGCGCCTACGAGCACCTTGTAAGCCGCGTCAAGCGCGCCGGTCTCGAAGGAGTAGACGGTCGTCCCGATGGTCACCGTGTCACCATCGCTGACGTTGGCTGCCGCCGTGAGAGTGCCGATGGCCCGAACGCGGGCGATGCTGTTGACCACGTAGACACCATTGTTCGCAGCGGTGTCAAAGCCGGAAGCGAGGACGAGGGACTGCGCCTGAATCTTCGGCGCTGCGAGATCGTCTCCGTTGAACAGGTTGTATGTGTCGTCGGCGGCGAGCGCCGAGTCAACGTCGCTCACTGCGCTGTCGATGGATTGCGTGTCGAACATTTCGCGAATGTCCGCGAAGAAGAACCCGCGCTCCAGGCGCGTGGTGTTGTTCTGCGTGAGGTCCTGATTGAGACCGCCGCTCGCGTCGAGGTCAACTACGACGCCCTTCTGGTTCTGGCGGCTCGCATTGATCGGACGCCGTGCGAGAGTCGTTACCTCACCGCCGAAGTCCGAGTAGCTGTTCGGCTCAAGCGGATACCAAACTTGGTCTGCCGCAGCGGGAAGCACTCCCATGGACTCTTCTTCGCAGAAACGAAGGCCAGTGCTATTGGAGTCAATTTTTTCAACTTCTGCCATTGCAGCCTCCGTTACTTCACCCGGTCGTAGTCAATATCGGCAACGACCCGAACCTTGCTGTTCGCTCCGTCTCGGCCATCATCGACAACGCGGACATGACGGAAATACACTTTGTCCGGAGTGTGACGAGCTTCGAGGGCATCCTGCGCGATTGTGACGAGATGGTCCGAAGTTGTCAACCCATCGCCATGGGGAGCCCATACGGTCACCGTGATCGTCCCTTCGGCCCGAAAGCGCCGAAGTCCAGCGTCTCCGATGGCTACCGGCCCACCGCCACGGTGCTGGATGGACGCGAGCGCATAAGGAGTCCCATTCGGCACGTCATCCGGCACGTCCTGAAAGAACAGCGGCGGGGGCCACGCTCCATAGGCGGCGGGATAGCCAGCGGGCTCTGCCGACGCGGCCCATGCAGTATTCACGATCTCCATGACGAAATCGCGAGCTTCGGCAACATTATCGACCGGCATGTTACCCCTCCAGGAGCATCTCGTAGATGACCGGAACTGCACCCGGCATGATCGGGCGTGCGGAGATCACTCGCCACGTCCACAGGCCGTCATCGACGGTATCCAATTGCTTCACGTCCAACGAATCCGGGAACTCCAGAGCCGAGACGTACAACGTCGCCGCTGCCTGACGCTTCAGGACTTGCTTCTCTTGATCCACGAACTCAATCGGTACGATGGCAGCCGGGATGCCGGAGAACTCTGTAGCGGCCACAGGGTCGCCGCCGCGCCATGGCTTGTTGGTGTCAGCCGGAGTGCGCGACTTGAGCGCGAACGTGACTTCGCGCCCAGCGTCCGCGATAAGCTGCTGAGCCATCAAAGCCAGTCCAGCGTAATCGAAAGCCATTACGCACGCTCCAGTCTGGTCGAGGTCTCATTGTCGAGAAGACGTTCAATGAGGAGGTCCGCTTCCGGATACTGGGGAATGTAGATGTCGTTCAGGGTGGTGGATTGACCGGCGCGAGTGCTGCGCTGGTTCGCTTGCGTAAGCTGCGACACGCCCTCGTAGGTCACGGACTTCTGAATCGGCCCGACCTTCTCCGTCTTGGACTTGAGCGGCCCGACGATAAGCTCGGCGCTCGATTCGTTGGGAGTGTCCTCGTCGCTCATGTCCTGGCTCGGCGTCGTCCGCACCGGGTCCGGCGCGAGCACGTTGTAGATAGCGGCGCGCAAGCCATACTCCGCCGTGGCCTTCTGGAGACCAGTCGGGACATCATCCAGAGTGAAGTCGTCGTCATCGAACGCCGACAGACGCGGCCATGCGAGCGCTTGGTCCTTCTGCATCCGGAAGCCACGGAAGCGGTCGCCGAAGCGCTTGTCGATGTAGTCGGTCGCGCGAATGAGGCACGCCTTCTTGTTGTTGAGCGACAGCGCCATCCAGTATTCGTTCCCGCGATTGGAGTGGTACGTGTCAGCGAATGCGACATCAATGTACGAGTTCGCGGTGGGATCGCCAGAGCCGTCTTCGGCCACGAGCGTGACTGACGCCGGTCCTACTGCGCGAATATGGTTGAACGCTGCGATCCGGTCGCCGTTGCTCGCATAGGACGAATACACCAGGAGATACGAGGCCCCGAGCACGAGAGCGGACAACTGGAAGAACAGCGCCGCGTTCGCGACTCCGGTTCCGCCGTCAGCAACACTGAGGGTCCCGATGGACGGACCCACCGTGAGCCGATCCTGCGGAGTGGCGTCGGTGCCGTTATCCGTTGTGAGGGTGATCGTGGGGGCCGAAGGCACTACCACGAGTGTCACTCCGCTCGGCAGAACACCCCCGAAATCCACGGCGAGGGTCTTACTCTGCGAAACGGCAATCATCGGGTGAAGATCGGGCAACTGGTGCATGGTCGCGCTCTCTGGAAATTAGCCTATATGACTACCACGCCGGTATTAAATCCTCAACCCTACGCCGCTTTCACGCCGAAGTCTCTGCCGCCCGGCACGACTACATTCCAATCAGATTCGGAATCTGTCGTGGGCAGCTTGATCCCTTGGGAAACCGTGAACTGGAAGATGACCGCCGACATCGTATCTCCGGTCTCAGCCAAAGCGCCAGACAGCGCGTCTCCGGAGCCGGTGAAGGCGTTGGCCGACATCGTGTCGTTCGACTCAGCGAGCGCTCCGGATGTAGTGACCTCGGTACCCACCGAGGCCAACATCGTGTCGTTATCTTCCGCGAGTGCGGCAGTAGAGTCGATAGCAACGGCAGCCGAAGCGGACATTGTGTCGTTGTCTTCCGCGAGCGCAGCAGTAGAGTCGATAGCAACGGCAGCCGAAGCGGACATCGTGTCGTTGTCTTCCGCGAGCGCTCCCGAAAACGTCGCCACATCACCCACTGCGGCTTGCACAAGGATTCCATCGTCCGCTTCAATGAGAGCGGCGCTCACCACGATCTCCACGCCAACCGAGGCCGACATCGTGTCGTTATCTTCCGCGAGTGCGGCAGTCGAGTCGATAACCACTTCTGCCGAGGCCGACATCGTGTCGTTAGCTTCGGCGAGCGCAGCGGTGCTGTCGATAGCGACTTCTGCCGAGGCCGACATCGTGTCGTTAGCTTCGGCGAGCGCAGCGGTGCTGTCGATAGCGACTTCTGCCGAGGCCGACATCGTATCGTTAGCTTCGGCGAGCGCAGCGTTGTTGTCGATAGCGACTTCTGCCGAGGCCGACATCGTGTCGTCCGCTTCTGCGAGCGCAGCGGACGTGGTGATGCCACCTTCCTCAACTTCGACAGAAGCCGACATCGTATCGTTAGCTTCGGCGAGGGCAGCGGTGTTGTCGATAGCCACTTCTGCCGAGGCCGACATCGTGTCGTTGGCTTCCGCGAGGGCAGCGGTGTTGTCGATAGCGACTTCTGCTGCTGCCGACATCGTGTCGTTAGCTTCGGCGAGCGCAGCGGTGTTGTCGATAGCCACAGCAACGGTGGCCGACATCGTGTCGCCCGCTTCCGTAGTCGCCATGCTGAGCGTGATAACCTGCTCTCTGACGGCCAGGAGAACGCAAGCCCAGTCTTCTGAAGCCGCCGCGAACCCAACCGGTCGCGAACCCGTACCGGCTGTTGTTTCACGAACGCTTCCAATAGTTCTTGTGCCGAAGTCAATGCCAATCATGGACGTGCTGTTAGCACCGATACCAGGAAGGCCGGACCCACCGTAGTTACCCGCAGCGTAACGAACGCTATTCGTGCCTGACACAGAACCGTCGTCTACATTCGCCTGCGCAGGAGCTTGGTCTTCCTGCTGCAATACCACGCCTGTAGCTTCAGTGTCGAACCCAGCCGTCTGAGTGACAGCGATGGCGTACATGACGTTGGCATTGTTGGTGCGGTTTACGACGACCGCTTGGACACCGGTAGGAATGTTTGACCCCAAGAACCACGCTTTGCAGTCCCCAGCCTCAACAGCGGTGTCAACTGCACGCCCTCCGGGGACAGCCGTCATCGACACGCCGCCGTAAGTTACAGACAGAGCGTTGTCTGCATTTGCATTGACGAAGGTGTAGACCAACACGCCGCGCGGGGTACCCACAGGCGTGTGATTCCAAGTGAAAGATGCTTGGCTAGCGGAGCCGGTTGTGCCGGTATGGCTTTCACTTACGGCATCGTGTCCAACAGCCATGAGTCACCGCCGTATGATCGCGACGAGCGATGGGGCTACTCGTCGCGACCTTCGCTTTAAGCGTTGCCGTTGGTGATCGTCAGAGACGAACAGGACACGACTTGACCGGCAGCGATGGACGTGTTGTTGATAATCATGTCCGTGCCGGACAAGCCAACCGTGCCGTCGATCTTCGCTACCGCGCCGCTGGTGAGAATGCGGAACCACGCCGCCGTGCCGGTGTTGTTCGCCGAAGAGTCCTGCGTGATCGCGTTGGCCGTGAGCACGCCAGCGGAAGCCGCCGCCGCGAACGCCGAAGCGTTACCGGTGAGTTCGGCCAGAAGGACCTGGGCTCCAATCGCGGTCTCGGGGGTTGCAGGCTGCGAGCCGTCGTAGATGCGGATGAGCGCCGAGGTACCGATCTGAGTCGTGATCGCGTCGAGCTTCGCATTGCGCAGAAGCGCGGAATACTTGAGGTTCAAGGCCATGTTACTCTCCTGTTAATAGCGTTTACGTGACCGACGCTTGCGGCGAGCCATCCCGGCTTCACTGAGAGCGATTGCGATGGCCTGTTTCCGGCTCCGCACGCGGGGACCACGTTTGGAGCCGGAGTGGAGCGCACCCGCTTTGAACTCGTGCATAACTTTGCGAACCTTAGCCCGCTTGCCAGCCTTCGTTCTCGGGATACGCATCCGAGCCATGGATTACGCGCCTTCAACCTTCGCCTTCGCGGTGCCCTCGCTCGTGAGGAGGATATAAGCGTCACCCGCGTCGTTCAGCACGCCCGACGCCGCAGTGATAAGCTGCTCGGTGTCGAAGTACGTGGCCGGGAAGGTCACGCCGAAGTGCGTCGAAGCGGCGGCAGCAGCCGCAGCCTTGCGGACCGCAGCAGTCGCGCCGTCGTCCGCATTGATGATGACAGCGTTCACGCCGTTCAGGAAGGTTTCGGCTCCGCCGAGGCGGTCCTTGGAAATGAGGTAGAGGGCTTCGGCCATGTCGATCTCCTATTGATTGGCACCGGTTGAATATACGCTGCACTTCCGTGCAAGGCAACCTTACAGTTCCGCCGCCTCCTTGGCAGCTTCACGATTGAACTTCGGCTCCACCACTTCGATCATCCGGCGCGTCACGTTCTTGTCGTTGGTCACCGCCGAGACCACTTCGATGGAGGGCAAGCCTTCGTCGCTCCAGTGCTCATCGACCTTCGGGTCGAGATCGCGGATCGCTTTCCGGATCGCCTTTACTTTGTCCGGGTGAAGCCCGGAGTCCGACTGTCCACTCCCACCGGCACCCAGCCCCTCTCGCCCTGCGGGGGCTTGTCCGGAATCATGTCCATCGCGTTGAACATCTCCTTGGGCTTGAATCGGCCCGGTCTGTCCATCGACGTGACCTTGTACACCGTTTGGATTCCCCGGTTGGCCAGTTGCCGAAACGAGATGCTGAACCCCATTAGCTTTCCCTTTCATCCGCGCCTTCAACTCGGCGGAGCCCGCCGGGAAGGCTTGATGCGTTCTGGCCAAGTACCGCGCTGCGGCCTCAACCTGCTGGGGAGTTCCTTCGATGACGGTCTCCCCTTTGACGAAGTTATGACGCTTGAGCGTCCCGGTAAATCCAGCCCGAGGGCCGGACAGCACAACTGTCAATTTCATTCATTCCTCCCTTTTCAGCGCCCGCTGAAATTCACTGTGCAGTGAATATTACTCCCCTTTGAACATCGTGGTGACTGCCGGGACCGTCTTCGCGTCGGCACCGAGGGTAACCGTCAGAACCGCAGCCGCGACTCCGGCATCCACAATTGCGCCGATGAAGCCCGGCACCGAAATGCGCCGCTCGTTCACGGCGTCCTGCGGCGGGTACCAAAATGCCTGGAGGTTGTGGTCGCCAATGGCGTCACCAATCGCGGCCACGGTGAGGATGTTCGTTCCGGCGTCATAGGACGGCGTGAGCAATGCAGCACCGGCAGCTTCGAGAGCCGTGACCATGAGGGCGGCGATCTCGTCCACGGTGTCGTTCGCGCCTGCGCCCACGACTTCGATGTCGTAGACTTCGGCGTGCGTGGTCGGGTGCGTCACGGCAACACGCAGCGTCCAGCCGACGAAGTTTGCCCCTGCCGCGATTTCCGTGTAGGTCGCGCCATCCCAGGCCGCGTCGATGTCCGCTGCACCCTGCGCCTTGAGGAGCGCCTTGGCGTCATTGGCGTCTGCCGCAAATACGACAGCACCACGCACGCCATTGCGCGAACCCACGCCGGAGAACTCGGCCTCGTCAAAAGTCACTGCGTATGCGGGCATGGTTGCCTCCTGTTTACGTTGCCGCGCCGAGAAGCGCGAAGACCTTGGGAACGGCATAGTTGTCGGCGGCGAAGTCAACCGACAACGCAGCCGACGCGAGACCACCATCGGTGATGGAAGTCACGAAGCCGGGCACGCCGACATCATTCTCCTCGGCATCCGGCGGAACCATGATCGCTTCGACGAGGTGGTCGCCGAGCACATCGCTCGCAGCGGCCACGGTGAGGACGTTCGTCGAGGACGTGAACGCTGCGCCCGCGATGTCGGCGGTCGCGTTGAGGGCGGTCATCATGAGCGAAGCGAGGGAAGAAAGAACGTCCGTGCCATCAGCACCACCGGTAAGCGTGGCCGCGCCGAACGAGGTGTTCGCGCCAACCTCGGTCGTGGCAATCGAGTTGCCCGCCGTGCCGAGTGTCTTGGCCGTGAGGTCCACAGTGTCGCCCGCGCCGTCAGCCGCGCTGACAGTCGGGTGGATCGTGGTGCCCGCACCGTAGTCGGTGCCTTCGACGCCGGTAAGATTGATCGCCTTCACGAGATGTACAAGGCTGACTGCGGCGCTGGTTTCAGCCTTCACCTTGAAGGCCGCGTCAACTGCACCGGTCTCCCAGGTGTAGACCGTGGAGCCGATGGTAACCGTGTCTCCGTCCGCCGGGATACCAGCGAGCGTGAGGATTCCCGTCGCTGCCGTGATGCCGACAGCAGCGCCAGCAGCTTCAACAGTCTCGTCGAAGATGACGTTTCCAGTCGGGCTCGAAATCTTGAGACGCAGGCCCCATCCGTTCAGATCGGCGGCAGCCGCGATAGCAGTGACGGTGGCGTTGTCCCACTGTGCAGCGCCCGGACCATCGTTCGCCGCCTTCGCCATCGCCTTCACGTCGGCAGTTGCTTCAGCGTTGATCGCCATTGCCGACACACCGTTCTTGAGCGCACGAGCGGGCCAAGAGTCGAGCGAAGGCATTTGAATGAGGTACGGAGTCGCAGCCATGGGTGGCCTCCCGATAAACTTGAGATTGGAGGATAGAGGAAGGGCCGGGTCTTGTAAACCCGGCCCTCGCTCATTTCAGGTCTTAGACCGGGACCTTGATACCCGGAGCCATTGCGAGGCCCTTTTCGCTGAACAGCGCGAGCCCGGCGTACCACTTCACACGCCAGATGCGCTCGTCCTTCGTCTCGGACTCGCCGACATCGACGACGTGGACACCGGCCTGCTGGCTGGCCGTCAGTCCGGCGATGCCGTGCTGGCGCGAGCCGTCGTCAAGCGTTCCGGCGAAGATCGTGGAGCATACGCCCACGCTCGTGCCCTGATCCTGGTCGATGGGGATGTAGTCGTTACGGAACACAGGCGTTCCACGGTAAGCCGGAACCTCTGCGCCGCTCGGCAACTGGATTGCGTCCATCGCCGACGTGCCGCCGAGATCGCGCAGCAGCTTGTTCATGCTGCGGATGTCGCGCTGGTTCATCGTGAGGTAGTCCACCTCGCCGTCCTTGTCGATAACGGCGTCCATGGTCTCGTCCATGAGTTCGAACGAGAGCGCGGAACCGTCCACGCCAGTGTCGATGGTCTGCCCCGCCGCGCACAGCGCGATGAGACCGGCGAACGTGTAGTTCGTGCCGTCACCGTTGATGAGGAGGTCCTGGTACTTGCGGCCAGCGCTCTTGGACTTCGATGCGATCTGAACGGCGGTCTGGTTGTTGCCGTCGCCCGAACGAGTCGCCTGGATGAGGCCGTTGACTTCCGCGTCACCCATGATGGTCGTCAGGGTGCTGGTAACCTGCGTGAAGGTTGCGGCGTCCTTCGCAGCCTGACGCTCGGTCTGGTTGTTGCCAGTCGTTGCGCCTGCGCCGATGTCGCCGTCCGTGTCACCCACGCCGACCGTTGCGACCGGGCCGAGTGCGTTTTCACGGTTGTACGCGAGGGCGTTGCCCTCAATGCCATCGAACGGGAGAACCTGATAGAAGCGGTTCACCGTGATGATGTTCTCGATCACGCCAGCAACGAGTTCGTTCTGTGCGAGCTTTGCGGATTCTGCAAGGGTGACTGTGGGCATGGGAGGAGCCTCCGGTTGATGCGCCTGTGGCGCGGTGACAAAACCTGGGTTTGGCAGAGAGGCGCGGTATCCCACCGCCTTCCTGACAGCCCCGGATCACCCGGAGAAGTCTTACCTCGACTTCACTCAACGAGGACCTGTCCTCGGAACGAAGTCGCCTTCGATTGCGAGACATAGCAGACGGAAACTGGAAAGTCAACCCATCACGAATCGAAAGGGCTCCGGTTTTATACGGAGCCCTCGATTCAATCTCGAAATAAACCGGACTTTATGCGGCACCGCGTTGGTAGTTGCCCACCTTCGCGAGACCGGCTGCGATCTTCTCGTTGGCCGTCTTCTCTTCGCCCGGCTTCTTCTGCTGGGTCTGCTGGCTCGCACCCGGCTTGACTCCGGTGCCGCTCTTGGTCTCGCTGGCGAACGCTGCGCCGTAAGTCGCGTTGCCTTTCAATTCGGCGACGTAGCCGTCGATGTTGAGCCAGCCGCCAGCCCCGTCCGAGCGCGGTGAACCCGCATCGTCCATGATGCGAACACTGTACTTGCCGTTCTCGTCCTTCACAACTTTGGCGCGCTTTGCCACGATGTCGGTGAGAAACGCGGGGTTGCCGCCGTGTTTCGTAAGCGCGGCCAGGGTGGTGCCGCCGATCATGTGCTCGTCGAGGGAGGCCTGCATCGTGGCGACTTGCGCCGCCGCAGCATCCGAGATCGACTTGTTGCGGGCCTCGTAATCCTTTTTGATGTTCTCAAGGTTGACCTTGAGTTCGCCGCCCTTACCGATTTTGCCGACCAAATCAGTGTAGTGCGTTTCGAGCGCCGCGAGAGGATTCTCCTCGTCGATGTTCTCCAGGCCGAGCTTCTTCGCAAACTCGATGACCGCTGTCTTGGTCACCCGGCGCGAAGCGGACTCGCCGTTCGCTGCCGCGAGGTCCTTGCGGGTCTTTTCGAGTGAAGCGTTCGTGCCGGTGTAGGCATCGACGATGGGCTTGGCCTGTGGGGAGATCGTGAACTTCTTGTCGGCCCCCTCGGCATAGAGGAACCGGAATTGCTCCGGCACCGAATCCAAACTGTCAACGGTAGCGTTCTTGATGAAATCCCACATAGGCCTAGTCCCTCCTCTGGATGATTAGAATGACACTTACATGATTCCGCACCATCTGTCAACCTCGCGTCAGCTTCGGCGTGACTTCGGTGTATTCTGCATCGAGCGCTTCGTTGCCCGGCAAGAGCTTCTGCGCAGCGCGAACCGCCACAGATTCCCGCTCCCAGTGCTCCAGGCTTTTGGAGGTGGAAGGCAGCACAGCGATGCCGACGCGCACGTTCACATTCGTATCCTGGCGCACGCGCTCGCTGTACTTCTCCGGTTTGGCCGCTTTCAGAAGCAGCGCAAGGAGCGAGTCGCTGTAATTGATCTCCTCGTCGATCTTCTCACCCTTGAAGAACACATTCTTCTTCACACCCTGGGTCGCGCGGCGCACGGCCTCCGCTTCCAACATGTCGGCTGCGGCTTCCGCCGCTTCGATCACAGCAGCATCGAACGCCGCGTCGTTCTTACGTGCTTTATTGATGGCAGCGGTGTTCTTGTATCCGGCGGCGTTCGCAGCCAGCTTCAGGTTCGCGGTCTCGGCGAGCACGCGCAGGAAGATGTGCTTGCGCTTCTCGTCGAGAGTGCCCGCGAGGATAAGCGTGTCGAAGTGATCGGTGTTGATTACGGCAAGCGCGTCGGTCATGAGGTCTGCACATCTTCCAGAGCATGGGCTTGGAGCTTCGCCAATCCACCGGCCACGGCCAGGATCGCGAGCGGATCGCCGTTCGGCTCCTGATACGAAACGCGCACCTCCCGCTTAGGGCTCCCATCTGCTGGGCCATACTCGGCGATAGCAAGACAGAGAACACGGCCTTCCTTGGCGCGGCGCAGCGCCGCTTCCAGGAGTTCAACGATGCCTGTATCCGTCACGATGGGGATCACGTTACTCATTTCGCGTCGATGCTTTCCCACTGCACAGGCAGCGCGCAAGTGGAGTCACGTTTGCAGGCGGCGCGAACTGCGGCCTGCGGGTCCTTGCCACTGTCCATCGCCCCGTAGGCAAACTCCATTCCGTGGCCTACCGCGACAACATCATCGAGGATGGGCGTAACGATACCGGTCCACTCGCCGTCGCCATCGCGTTCGATATACCGCACGTCGATGATGAAGACCTCGCCTTTGGGGAATACCATGATCCCATGAAGCTCCGTCTTCGTTTCAGCGAGTTGTTCGCGAGAAGGCATCTTTCGCGCAGTAGCCTTGCCTAGCAAAACCATAAGCTCGCGGGCGTCGTCATCCCCGGCGGTGCCCAGCAACGCGCCGTTCTTGAGCCGGAAGATTTTCTGCCCGTGGGTGACATGGAGCCCGAGTTCGGAATTGTCAGAGAACCGGCTGTCAGCCGCCATCACGCGATGCTTGCTCGAATACGCCACGACTGTCATGTATGACCCCTGTTATACTGGTGCGTTCGCTGCTGCGGGCTTCGCTTTCTTACCCTTCGGGAGGACCTTTTGATCGCCCTCGTCAGTGGTGACCTCGCCGTCCTCCGCCAGCTTACCTTGGACCTGCAACTGCGCCGCGTAGTAGGTCGGCGGGTGCGGACCCTCTTTCGCCTCGGACTTGAGACGACCGATTTCGGCTTTAACGTCGATGGTGTCGTCGAGGATGTGATGGCGGATCGCTTCGGTGATCCACGTCTCAACCGAGATGTCGCCGCGCTTGCGGGCCTCGCCGAGAATCTGCATCGGGCTGGCCTTGTCTTCGGTCTCGGTGTATTCCTTGTTGACCTTGACGGTGCCGCCTTCGTCGATGCTGAGCCACTCCGCCGTGATCTCCAGCGCTTGGCGGACGGCGCTCTCGAACAGAGTCGCCATGGCCTTCAACGGCGAGATGGCTTCGTTCGTGTCCATGTTCCGCTCGAACGCGGTGCGTCCTGAAATCTGACGGCGCAAGAACTCCGCGCCATAAGCCGACATCCGGTCCTCAAGGCCCTCGATGTCTTCCTTACCGGCGGTGATCGCGCGGCCCGTGTGTTCGACGTAGTAGAAGCGCCCGTTCGGGTCGCGCATCGTGAGAAGTTGGCGCGGGCCGATAGGCATGGAGGACTTGCCGGATTCTACGGCGGTGCCGCTCGCGGCCAGCATGGGGAAGCGGGCGACCGTGAGGACGTTCATCTGGTCCGAAGTGGATTGCCAGTGACGAATGTTCAGATACGCGAGGTCTTCGAGAGGCGGCTTCGCCATCATCGGTCCACGCTTGTCGGTGTAGAATGTCACGATGGGGATTTCGTCGATGTCGTAGGTGCCAGATTCCACTTCTTCCCACTGTGGCTTGCGACCCTTCTTGCCCTCGTTCTTGTTTTCCCACAGCGCCCAGGTGCCCGGCGTGAGAACGCGGATGCGCGTGCGGTATGTCTCCACGAATCCGTCGAGCGTGACTTCACACTCCACGATACGAACGTGCGCGAGCTTCTCGATGCCGCCGCTCTTTTCCCAGTACATGAAGATCACATTCTCGGGCTTGAGGAGCGACCAGAATGGGCGACGATTCTCCTTGAGGTCGTCAGCCTTGGTCCGCGTCTTCTTCTCCTCGTCGGAGATCGAGGGCATGTCGATGAACACATGCGCAAAGCCCTTCGCCATAGATTCGCGGAACCACTGCGAACAGAACGTCGAAATGTCGGTGCCCTGCGCGTCAATGTTTTCGGCGATGTCGATGATCTGAGAAGGAATATCGTCGTTCAACGTGATGGGCTCGCGGAACACACGACCGACAAGGCTGTTCAACGTGAGTTCGGTGACGTTGTAGAGGGTGGTGTTCGCGAGGCGCGCGTCGTAGTCCTTGATGTCCTCGGCGGAGTGCTGCGGGAGGTATTCCGGGCACTGGCGCATCGTCGCCGTGCCACCGAGGAGGGCTTCCATCATCTCCCACTTCGGGATCATGTAATTGTAGGCGGAGCACGGCTCTGCGACCGCGTTCTTCCCGTCTTGCGCAGCGTCTTTTTTCGTCGAATATGCCATGTCCACTAGCCCTCGCGCCCAAAGCGGGCCACCCCCTTGAATCTGAACGCGGAGCCCCCGGAAGTCAACCGGCAGCTAGAAGTGGGACTGGCCCATGAAAGAATGGCTCCACATCACGCGGTATCGGGTCATGTCCCCAAGGTGATCCTCATACTTATCCGGGATTTCATCCTGGTTCGCCGGGTCGCGCGGTGTCGGCGGCACAAGTTCGATCCAATGGATACACCCTTCGCAAATGAAGATGCCGGGTTTCTCGCGCGAGCCATCCGGACCAGGACTCGATCCCTCCATGAACTCGCGGATCGTCTGCCAGCCACGAATGCGCGAGCCGGGCGACTTGTCCGCCTTCTCGAAACAGTCGATGCCGAGCTTGGATTCGAAATCGTCTACCGGGGCGCGCTGCGTGCCGCGATTGTCCTTCGACCAGATTTCCGTATCCGCCGGTCCGGCATTCACGCGATGTGAGACTCCCCAGTCCTTCTCGCGGTCGCGGATGCCTTCGCCGATAGCCGTGGCGAGCATTCGCACACCCGTGTCGTCCTCGCCGTCCTTGCATCCATACCACTCCTTGAACAGGATGAGATCGCCGCGCACATTTCCGATGTGGCGATAGCCGACGAGCTTCCCTTCGCCGTCCTTCATTGGAATGCGGATGGGCTCGCCGTTGCTCTCGCCCCACAGGCCGTAAGCGAAGGGCTTGCTCTGGCCATGGTCGTATGCGCGCGAGAACTTCCAGCCGCGCGGGGCCGCACTCGGCTTGATGTCCGGAATGATGTGGATTTCCTTTTTCCAGAGATCGTCGAACATGCCGCCGAATGTAACGTCCCAGTCTCCGTCCGCCCAAGCCTTCGCCTCGGCGGGGCTCGACGCGGCGGCGCGGATACGCGCAGGGTAGCCGGGATCACTATGCAGCAGCGGGAAGTTTTCGCGGAGGTCTGAGCGAATCGCGACACGCGGCTCCTCGCCGGGCACGCGAATGATGCGTCCGCTCATACGCGGAAGCCGGAAGCGCTTCTTCACCCAGTTATGGCCCACGCCGGACGGGTTCGTGTTTGCGCGGATGCGCGTCGGCACGCCCTGCGCCGTCGCGCGGCAGCACGAGAACATTTTACGGTACGCTTTGTCATTCTCCCACTGCGTCAATTCTTCGAAGCCGATCCACGGGTACTGATGGCCGTGGTACTCCTGGTATTCCTCCTCATTCGCCAAGTGGCGAAACAGCAGGCGCTCTCCGGTCGGCCAGACCGCCGCGTAGTCGGATTTCGAATGGAGGAAGCGGAATCCGGGGAACAGCTTGCCGTAAAGCATCTCGGCCTTGCGAACCATCTCGTCGAGGTCGCCCAACTGCTTGCGGAACAGGATTCCGCGCCAGTTATCGCCGTAGCCTTTGCCGACATCCTTCGCGAAGTCGAACAGAAGCATTTCCGACTTGCCGCCGCCGCGATTTCCTTCGTAGAGCGTCTCGAACACAGGCGAGGAGAGGAAAACCATCTGCGAGCCGGGAAGTGGAGCCCACGCCGGGGCTTCCACGATGGTCCGCATGTCGTCGTCTACAAGAAACGGGTGCCAAGTGCTCCCGCGCTCGGAATCGTCGGCCACGAGCCACCATACGAGGTTTCGTCCCTCGCTGAACCCACCGCAGAACTTCTTATCGAGGACTTCCCAGTCTTCGAGGTCCGGGATTTTCCCAGGCTCGTACATAGCAACCCCGAATCATTGACAATCAGTGTACGGACGATTACGCGGCGTTCTGTCTGCGCAGATGCTCGCAAAGCTCATGGAAGTGGCGACCAGCGTACTTGGCGCACTCCGAGGGCTCCGCCGCGAGGTTGCCGTAGAGCGCGCAAAGCTGCTCGGCCATGACGCCTGCCACGACGCCGCACTTCTGCTGCATCTCGCGCTCCGATCCGGCGACCTTGATGTGCGTGAACCGGAACAGGCCGGGCTTCGTCTTGCACCAGACCTTGACCTTGATGTAGCGCTGGCCGGTGACGGGATTGCGCTCGTACAGGATGTCCACCGGGCTCTCGCGAACGATACCGGCGTAGGTGACGGTGCTGTCGATCTGAGGCGCGATGTCTACAGAGCCGTGGACCTGAGTCGTCTCCTTCAGAATCGCCTTGAGGCTGCGGTGTGTTGCCATGTCACATCCCTTTGAATTTTTCCGGCAGCGCGAGCACCCACACGTTCTCGCCACGGAACCGGCGCGGCTGCGCGCGGTATCCGGCGCGGTCGAGCGCGTCGATGAACTCTTGCTGGGTTGCATGGTGCTCCAGGCCGGACGCAAGATGCGCCTTGGCCCACAAGTCATCCGGCGACGACCCTTGGATCAAACCGGGGCCGTTGGCCAGCCAGTTCGAGATGTAAAGGCCGAGCGGGCTCAAAACGGAATCTCCTTCTCGGGAACCAGGGGGCGAAAATGCTGCGGAAGGATGTCGCTCTCAGCGGGTTCCTCGTAGCGCTCGCTAGGCTTTTCCAAGTTCGGCGGATGTACAACGGCGGTCTCGCCGACAGCGCCCGGCTCGTCTGCCGGAGGCTCGATGTCGGGGTTCCAACGGCGCTTGGGCAACGGCGCACTGCGGCTCACGAGGTCTCGCATCGCGCGACCGATGTTACGCTCCTCGCGCGCCTTGCGGTTTTCCAGCACCACGTCCTTCTCATCTTCGGTGATGTCCGGGTCCACCACATAGCCGACGATCTTCTGAGTCTGCGCAAGGAGATCGTCGATTGTAGCCCACTCGTTGTTCAAGCGCCCGGCCACGATCTGGAAGGCGCTCATGCGAATTTCGTTCATGTCCATGCTTGTTCCTCCGACCCTCGCGCGGGAGATTGCCACGGGGATCGGAGGAAATCAAGGGAATGGCGAGGGAGGTAGGAGTCGAACCCACTACGCGCGGTGTTGGAAGCCGCCGCTCTACCGTTGAGCTACACCCCCGGATGTGCGTGCCGGTACCGCCCCGGCTTCAGCAGGTTTGCAAGCTGCCGCCTCACTTTCTGGCTCACGCACCTCATTGGTACTGCGGGGTGGAATCGAACCACGTCTTCTCCTGATTCACAGTCAGGCGTCTTGGCCATTAGACTACGCGCAGCATAGACAGTTCAAACTTGCGCATTCCTTCCTATGCGCAGGATTGGCCGGGAGCTTGGGACTCGGACCCAACTCGCACGCTTCAAAGGCGCGCTCACCGCCTTGGTACTCCCAGTGTGGCTGCCGGTCGGGGAGTCGAACCCGCGATCATCGCTTTCAGAGAGCGAGGTCCTGCCGTTAAACGAACCAGCGTTATGGCGGTCCCGGTGGGATTCGAACCCACGTCCGTTTCGATTCGTAGTCGAATGCTCATCCTCTGAGCTACGGGACTCTGTGGCTTCCCCGACAGGATTCGAACCTGCGTCCATTCGCCTTCGGAGGGCGATGCGCTTCCGCTGTGCTACGGGGAGGAATTGGCCCGAAAGGATGGAGTTGAACCACCGACGCGAGGCTTTTCAGACCTCCGCTCTACCGCTGAGCTACTTCCGGATTGAAACTGGTGAAAGGGGTTGGATTCGAACCAACGCGGGCGCTAGCCATCGCGTTTACAGCGCGACCGTTTCGTCCACTCACGCACCCTGACAAACAGGGTTAGCGATAGGACTGTCGCCAACAAAATCGTTGATGCTGTCGCTGCGAATTGAGCGAGTCGATGGCTGCGGCGGTAGGGATCGAACCTACGACCGTCGTGTTAACAGCACGCCGCACTACCTCTGTGCTACGCCGCATGATACCACTCCATCGAGATGACCCTTGCGGGTCGGGTTAAAGGTGGTCTGAGGGGGTTGAGCTTGCCCTAGACCATGCTCCCCAGCGACACGGCTGCCGGATGCCTTGATTTCGTCGTCCCTTCGGTTGACTACTTTTGCCCTAGCATTCGCGAACCATACACGAGCCTTCGCCGCGTGTCAAGTCCCTTGTTGGCACCCCCGGTAGGAATCGAACCCACTCCCATGCGAGTTAGAAGCTCGCTGCGCATCCAGCGCGCTACAGGGGTATGTTGGTACGAGCGGCAGGACTCGAACCTGCACTCCGAAGAAGCGGGGTTTGAGCCCGCCGCGTCTACCATTCCAGCCACGCTCGTGTGGAGAACCGGGCAGGATTCAAACCTGCGTTGGGCTTGCGCCTGCGGATTAAAAGTCCGCCGCCATCGTTCGCTCGGACCACCGGTTCATGAAAAACGATTACACCTCCTGAAAAACCGTTACGGATTGGAGAACCGGGCAGGATTCAAACCTGCGTTGGGCTTGCGCTCGGCGGATTAAGAGTCCGCTGCCATCGTTCACTCGGACCACCGGTTCAAGTCTATTCTGTCGGACCTCCACAAGTTTATTCTGCTGTACCCTTCACAAGAATTTGGGGCAGGGTACGGGATTCGAACCCGTGTCTAATTGCTTGAAAGGCAACCATCCTAGACCGCTAGACGAACCCTGCGTTGTCCCAAGAATGTATACATTCTTGTGACAGTGATGGAGCAACGGACGGGATTCGAACCCGTGGTCTCTTGCTTGAGAGGCAAGTGTCCTTGGCCGCTAGACGACCGTCGCGATTAGTCTGTATGCGATTCTGGTCCTCTCATGGCCAAAATCGCATACGAATTGGTGCGAGTGGGAGGACTCGAACCTCCAGCTTTCGGTTTCTGAGACCGCTGCGTCTACCGTTTCGCCACACACGCATGTTGGTGCCCCCGCAGGGAATCAAACCCCGGTATCCGCCTTACCAAAGCGGAGTCCTGTCACTGAACGACAGGGGCGTAACTGGTGCCGAGGGTGGGAATTGAACCCACTGCCGTCGCTTTACGAGGGCGCTGCTCTACCGTTGAGCTACACAAGGCATGTCTGGTGCCGATGGAAGTGCTTGAGTCTCCGACCGTCGCGTTACAAAGGCGCTGCTCTACATCTGAGCTACACCGGCATATTGGTGGGCACGGCAGGACTCGAACCTGCAACCGTGAGGACTGCCTTCTCAAGACAGCGCGTATGCCAATTCCGCCACGCACCCGTATTCGTTTGCCGCTCGTGCGGCGATTAGCTCTCACATTCTCCGCATCTCGTGCGGTGTTGGCGGACGGTGAAGGAGTCGAACCTTCCCAGCCTTTCGGCTGCCTCGGTTTAGCAAACCGGCCACTTGCCGCTCATGCAACCGTCCCTGTGTCACGGGTCCGAGGCCGTTTTTGGCCCGCCTCGGGTGCTTGTGATTCCTCGCACAGGCACATCGGTGCGAGACTCTCATGATTGGCTCGGAGCCTTGCGATAAGCCTCTCCGACGTAACTCCCGCAGGCCGATGCTGGCGGGAGACCGAACTGGCGGAGCGGTGAGGATTCGAACCCCTGCCCGTAAGGACCCCACCGGTTTTCGAGACCGGGTGCCGTCCATCTACAGCGGACCACTCCGTATTCGCTCCCGCCGACCCGTTGAACTTGTCGGCTGCCTATCGGCGGGTGATGGTTGGGGCTGCCGGAATCGAACCGACATCTCACGCTTATCGGGCGCGGGCACGAGCCATCTATACCAAGCCCCTGTGATGGTAGGCAGTGAGGGACTCGAACCCCCGTAAGCTGCGTGTAAAACAGCCGTATTCGCCGCTATACGAACCGCCCCTATTGGCGAGTGTGACGGGACTCGAACCCGCACATAACCAGTTAGACAGACTGGCGCACTGCCTTCGTGCTTCACACCCGTAACCCGAATCTCCTTTTGTCAGTACACGGAGCGTCTATTCCGTGTACGAATTGGTGGACCTCCAGGGAGTCGAACCCTGCGCGTCAAGTTTGCAAGACTCGACTCCTCCCCGGAGGGAAGCCCGTATTTGGTGCGGAGTGTGGGAGTCGAACCCACCTCATCTGGTTGGAAGCCAGAGGCCCTCGCCACGAAGACCAACTACGCATTGTCTGGTGCGGACGGCGAGAGTCGAACTCGCATCTTCGGAGTGGCACTCCGAGGCACTGCCTCCAATACCACGCCCGCATTTGAATTGGTTGCGGAGGACGGAATCGAACCGTCGTGACCGGCTTATGAGACCGGCTGGGTTAGCCAAACCTCCCCGCAAAGGGATTATAGCTCGGTGTGTTTGGAGAGCCCGGAGGCTTCGACTGTACCCGTTCGACCCAAAAGGACGAGGCCGGTAATCATTGAACTG